TCACCCCTTCTTCTCAAGCACTTGACCGATTTTTTCGTTTTCGGTGTGGGAGTTTGTGTGGGACTCGTGAGCGGTCTCCAGCGCCTTGCGCAGGTCGTCCATCATGATGTGGGCGTATTTTTCGGTGGTCGTAACACGGGTGTGACCGGCCTGATTTTGGGCTGCCCGAAGATTACCTCCGGTTGCGCGCATGGTTCGTGTTAGGGCCGTGTGGCGCAGATCATGGACCCGAAGTTCGGGTCTGCCGATCGCTGCCGCAGCCTTTTTGAAATACGTGTAGAAGGACCCCAGGGCGAGCGGGTAACGTTCGCCGCGGATCTTGCCCCGCTTCTTGTCGGTGCGCTTGCACAGGTAGGTAAAGACGCTGTCCGGATGCTTGCCGAGATTGTTTGCCAGGATCACCAGCATGGGCTCGGTGATCGGAATGTGGACGCGGCGGCCACCTGGTTTTTTCGACTTGACGTGAAACGTGACAACCCGGTTTTCCAGATCGACATCTTCCGGCCGGAGCATTCTGGATTCGTGCTGGAGCACATTGCCGGCGCGGTTTGCAGCCAGGGCCAGGAAATCCAGAACGTCGTGGTAGTCCTCCCGCAGGTTTTTTTTCAGAGCCTCTTGCTCCTCGCGGGTGATCTCCACAATCCGCTCCTCCGGCTCATCGTCCAGGACCAGGCCGAAGCCGGGCAGGGTGATGTCTTTTTGCCAGACATTGACGGCATAGCGCATGACGGTGCGCAGCAGCTGGATTTCCCGATTGATTGTTGCCGGTGCCGGGAGCTTTTTGCGGCGATTGACCTGGGTCCGGCGCAGAGCTGTATATCGGGCGATCATGTCGGTGCTTACGTTTGACAGGAGAGGGGCCTTGCCGTCTTCCTTCAAGAACCGCTCCAGGATGTCTTGCAGGGTTTCCAGCCGCCAGAACACCGTGTCGCTCTTGGCGTAGTGCTGTCCCTTTTCCTCCCAGAACCTTTGAAACGCTCCGTCGATGGTGGTGTCATCGCGGACCTGTGAAAGCTCGGCCTTCAGGTCTTTGACGAACTGTTCCGCTTCTCGTTTAGACGTTTTTCCCGTGCTGCCCGAAAACCGACGACCTTTGAATTGGAAGTCATAGCGATATGCTTTGCGGCCTTCCGAGCTGCCGCTTGCCTTGGGGCGGTAGACTGACATGAGGATTTTTCCGTGGCTGTGAGATAGGCGATCAGTGCCGGCAGAGTATAGTGCCGCCGTTTTCCGCGCTGCAAGTAGTCGATCTGGCCGTCATCGCCAAGCTCAAACAGGGTTGCAGGTCTCATGCCAAGGATTTCCGCGGCCCTTTTGTGATTGACCGTCAGTGCGCCGTCCATCTGCTTCTGGACGGTTTCGATCATTGCCTCCAGCGCTATGCGCTTTGGATCTTCGTGTTTCATAGGTTTGCTCCTTCGTGGCTGAAGAATCTTGCTGCCGTTCTTTCCCGGCTGTCAGGTTCGTTTGTCGTCTATTCGTTGAAACTCACGCGGGGTTGGGTTGTTGTTCCAGGTGGATTTGACGAGATCTGACAGGTCGTCCCAACGTGGCCTTATATGTCCTGAGTACGGATAAACAGGGCACCTTTGAACGTCTTCCTCGTAAGCTTCTTTTCCGGTCATTAAAGGCTCCCTTATGAATCCAACTTCTTTTCCGCAGCCTGAAGTTTCTGCAACAGCGCAGCGGCCTTCTCGACTGCCCGGTGATATCGAAGCTCAATGCGGTTTTTCTGCAAACGACGCCACGCGTGAACCGTGATAGGCATATTGCGTTCCATCCATGTCAACGGTCTCGACTCCCTATGAGTCACGCCGGTTGCAAGATAGCCTTCGGACCAAATTTCATATTCCATTGTCTCGGCTCCGTTATTGCGTCGTTATATTTTCGAACTCATCCAGACTGATCGTGTGCCAAAGACCTTCGCAGTCCGGGCCGGCAACGGCCATTACAGCATCTTCCGCAGCGCAATTTTCTCCGTCCTCATCGAGCCAGTTCGTTATAGGGACTGTTGACCCTCCGACCATCAGAACGATTGAAAGACTGCGGTTAATAGCTTCAACGGCCATCTATCTTGTCCACTCTTTTCCGAGTTTGTGATCTTCGCGAGAAAACCTCGGCATGCCCTCGGCTAGACGTTTGTCAATCTCGGCCTCGACCTCTTCCCGCATGTTCGAAAGAGACTGCGCCAGTTCCTCAAGTCCAACCATCGGCAGCTTATCCATCCAGTCAACTGGTCGAGTAAAGTTCGTGTAGCCGTGCGCGTTGTTGGACCGGTAAAGCAGAACCAACATGCGGTCTATCTCGGATTTCTTCGGCATATCCCGGCTCCCTTAAAATCCTTCGTTATTGCGAATTTTTCGAACAATTTTCTGGACGGCCTTCAAGTTCAATTTCGCCGCCTGATCATTTGGATCTGCATCTACGCGGGCCTGTAATTCGGATTCGGCTTCCTCCGCTCTTTCCAGCGTCCAGCGCATCGTCCCGGCTCCCTTGTTCATGTGTCTATTTCTGAACCGCGCACCAGCATTTTCCCAGTGCTTGTTATCTTCCAATCACGGACCTGAATGCCAGGTCCACGGGTGGTTTCCGACATAATCAGTCCGAGCTTTTCCAACCTTGCGAGGATGGTCCTAGTCTTCTGCATCCCATCTTTCCCGTGAAGCTTAAGAACCTGTCGGCACAGGGTCTTTGTGCTGAACGGCCGGCCAGACTGAAAATGCAGTGTCCCCAACACGATCAGGTGTTTTGCCGAGAGATCTTGCAAGATTTCTGCACCGGTTTTCATCGTTTTCCGGATCCGCTTGGTGACGGCAAAAGTCGTGGCATATCTCCAGACAAATAAGCCTGCTCGATCTGAGGCTTCATGAAATCACCCACACTGCGACCATCCGGAAGCGTGATGTGTGCCAGGAACTCGTCTTCGAAATCGGTGATGCCGCTTTCAACAGCCTCCAGCTTCGCCTTGATTACGAGCGCAAGAGCGCGCCACTTTTGTCGAACAGCCTGATCGTATTCTTTTGCTTGCGCTTCCGGGCTCCGCAGTTTTCCCTGCTTCGGAGTATGGGTAAAGACGCGGTCCGACTTGTCTGGCATTGGGAGATAGAACCGGATCTGTCGATTGTGCATCGTGAAACCGACAATCGCCCCGCCTTCTTCCCAACCGTAAATGAACCGATCAGCTCCATAGCGAGAGAGCGTTTCTTCAATCTCAGTCCGTGATGACGAACTGCTGACCTCAGTATGAGATGCGTATCGTCCCATTCTCTCACCCCTGCATTCAGTTCGCGGTTTTATGGATCGGACCGTCATCGTCATTCCAGCGGGATAGAGTTTCCTCCATCGCTGCTTTGATCTGGGGCCGATCGGTGTTGGAAATGTACTGGCTCCGGTGTCCGCCCCAGGTGTAAAGGGAGAACGGAACGGCTTTGCCGCCAGTTGCCCGCCGGAGTCTTTTGTCGATCATGCGAGCGATCGTCTCCAACTCCCTGGAAATGGCAACGTTATCTTCGAACGTGATCTCGTCTGACATAGCTATGACCTATTCCTCGGATTTTCCGGTGCGTTTTTTCCAGTCATCAAAAGCTGCACAGCAGATGCCATATGCGCCAGGATCATTGGGGGCAGCGCAGTGCATCTTGTGAGACCTGATGACATTAAGCGCGTCTGACTGGCCTTTTCTGGCGTCTTCCACAATGTCATCCACGAACGGCTTTAGCTCGGCTGTGATGTCACGCATCTTTTCGAGCCTCGATCATTTCATCTGCAATGCGGTAGGCTGTGACCGCGAGCAACTCTGCCATTCTCCCTTTTGCGACTCCTGGGACTGGGGCGTCAGACGCGATGAGACCGGCAACTGCTTGCCCGGCAAACCAGTCGCGCAGAGACATGCCTCTCACACCTTGATCGGAAGCTTCACGGTCTGGGACAGGAAACGCGGGCCCGCCGTCTTTGATTGGATCAGTCATGAATTTCTCCCTTTCTGAAACCACCCGCAGGTGGCTTGAAAAAGGGGCCGGACAGACGTCAGCAAATCCGGCCAAGTTGGGGAGGGTTCTTATGATTGTGGCTTGTAGGCTTCCAGCTGCCAGGACTCGACCCAATAGGTCAGGACCTGTTCGCCGTCGAAATACGCTATCCGAATGTCAAACTTCATCCCGAACGCGGGGGAAAAGACATCAGACTGGTCATCCGCGAGTTCAAAGAACGGCTCTGCATCCCTTGTCTCCAGGACAATGTGCGGCCGTCCGGAGTATCCGATATGCGAGTAAGGCCTTGGCGTTACCAGGTTTCCGGGTCTGAACGGGTTTCCGCTCCGATAAACCCCGCAGATTTCCCTCAAGGTCTCGATTGCTGCCTCAGGAGCCGGCGCGGGCTTTTCGTTAGGTTTTTGCGGGACCCCTTCCACCCGGATCCCTCTAAGGAGTTGGCTAAGATCGTTCATTTTAAAAAATCCTTGTTAATGTTTGGGTTTAGCTTGCCGGGCGGAGAAGGTTCGCGATCGCGTTCCCTCTTTCCATGCCGACAAGCTTTTCGGTGTTGTCAGCTGCCTTTTTTGCAGCTCTAGCCGCCCCCATGGCTGCGTGATGGGTATCTCGCTGTCTGTCCTCGACCCGTCCAATGTGCTGCTGGATCATGCCCGTGCTGGTCTCCAGATCCCGCTCAGTCGCCAGATCTTCAATTCCGGACTCTGACACGCTTGCCGACATCACCAGCTTGATGGCATCAAACAGCTTCTCAGCTGGTGTTGCCTCGCTTTCTGTCGGCTCCAGCAACGCCATGTGACGTTTCATGCCGATGGCGCTGACTTCCAAGTCTTCCTCTGTCAGGAACTTGCGACCCTCCGTCAGCATGGCGAGCTTTGCCCGTTCCACGACCTCCCGAATGGTCGCCGGGATCTGTCCGGCAATAACCTCTCCGACTTCTGACAGATCAGCCGTTTCATCCAGGAGATCCCGAGCATAGGCATGGACCAGGCGTTCAGCCGTTTCCGCATCCGGCGGTTGGATCGAAATCACCGCATCAAAGCGTCCAGGGCGCAGCAGGGCCCGGTCAATCTTCTCGATGAAGTTCGTGGTCAAGACGACCATCATTTCCATATCTTTGGAGATCAGCCCATCGAGCATGTTCACGAGATCGTTGACATCCTCATCGTCCCGGTCTGCACACCGGTCGATGTCCTCGGCAAAGATCACACACGGCTGATAGTGCTGCGCAAACTCAATTGCGCTTTTCAAGCCCTGGGAGCGATCGAGCATAAGGAAGGTCCAGCCGTTATCCGCGGCAACTTTAGCTGTGACCCGGGCCGTCAGCGACTTGCCGGTTCCATAGCGTCCTTCCAGCAGGATCCCACGTTTGAGCGGGATCTGGTGATTGCGGCAGGCCTCGGTGTTCTCAAGCGGCGAAAAGATGTTCGTCCGAATGAGCGCTTCGGTTTCCCTGGTGTGGATCATGTCTGAGACTGAAATGCCGTCCAGGTTGAGAAACTGAGGCTGATTGTCCAGGTTCAGATCTCCGTACTCGTCAACTGAGAGCCGGATCGCTTTGCCCCGGTAGACCGAGCTTGTTTTTAGGATCTCGCGGGCCAGGTTGGCAATTTCGATGAGCCGAGCCCGATCCTTCTTTTTGACGGTTCCTCGAATAAACGCGCCCTCGTCCGTGGTGCCAATCAGAACTGAGTTTGCTACTCCCGGAAGACTCATCGTGCCATATGGGACCTGGATCTTGTCCCGGTCATTTGGGCCGGTTTGGATCGTCATGAAGTCCGGTTTGATCTCACCGAAAATGGTCTTGATGCTCTCGGAAAGAACAACGCCGTAGATTTTTTGCATGGCATGGTAAAGCGCCTGCAAAGCATCCCAAGGTGCGCCTGGGACGTGTTCCAGAACGTCGAACTCCTGGCTTTCTTGTTCCTTGATCCGCTGGAGCGTTTCAATGGCTGCATCATACTCCATTTCGTCCGGATCCGATGGCAGGACGATTTCCTTACCCTGGTGCTTGACCTGGGTGTCAATGGTCGTCCAGTCCGGTTTGACGTCTTGATGAATAGTCATTTCATGTCCTTAAAAATGTGCTGGATAATCCAGCTTGCGTTGCGGTCAAAGTTGCCTTTGACCTGATAGAAAAGGGATTTTCCCTTCGTGGCTGTTCAGGAAATCAGGCTGCCCATTCGCGGGTTCTTTGCCTGCCGTCCTGGGTACTGGGTTAGGGGTTGCGGGGATCGAAGCCGCCGCCCACAGCGGCAGCTTCGGGTGATGATGGGAGCTCGGTGTCCCCCATGTCCTGGGTTTCGGTCTCTGGCTCATAGCCAGCTGCGCCGCTCCCCAGAAACCGGCAATCGTTCAACGCAAAATCACGATCTGCGCCTTTGTCGTGATCAAAGGCTGTCATGAGCCATTGCGGCTCCGGGTGATAATCGGTTCGACCCCACCAGATCTTTGACGGCGTAGCCCAACGTTCAGCCGTTTCGCCGCGCCAATTGGTGTATTCAAACCGAACGGATCTTGCTGCGATGTCGCTCATGGCGGCCTCTATTGTTTGGTTTCAGGAGGTGTAATGCAGATCCAGTGTGTCGGTTCTAGATCGTCACTGGCCGCGCCGTTCCAGTCATTGCGTTCGTTGCCAAACCAATCTGTCACTGGCCCCCAAAAGCAGTTCATTCTTCTGACTCCGCGTTTGGCGTAGTCGAGGTGGTTTATGCACCATAGATCCACCTTTGTTCCGTCTTTTGGCGCTGTGTGGATCGGCTGCCATTCGAACGACATATCCGGGCCTTTCTTTACTGAAAAACGAACGCGCCGAGATAAGCGGCGCTGATTACTGATCCGAACCAAAGGCAAACCCCAAGGAAATATCCAGAAAGAGCGCCGTGTGGGTTGCCTTGGATATGCGCGTACCAGCCAGAAGCCCGACCTGCACCAACTGAGGCGGACCCCAAAATCAGAAACAATACTGCGGGCACAACCCATTCATCAGTCATCTGCTGGGCTTCCTGATCACTTAAGGGTTACGGTGGCTTCACCGCTGCGAAGGACGCGGTTTTTGTCGTAGTCGATGGAAACCGGTCCGGGATAAACAGTGACTTTTGTTTCGACGTAGTGAGGCTCAATCACCCCGCCAGCGCTGACGCAGAACACCCATGTTGCTGCCGTGTTCGTGCTGGCAAAAACGCCGTTGGGCTCTGGTTGACCGATAGAGACGGCAGGATTAGCACCTTGGCCCGCTGTTCGGATCTCCATGCCTACCAGTGGGTTTGTAAGGCTTGTGTCATAGGGCAGACCATACCCCATCGACGGGCAGTCGCCTTCGATAGTTCCAAGATCCGAGCGCCAGACCGAGTGCGTGGAAACCTTGGTATTGCGCACGTCATAAAGCTGAATGAGCAGATCGCGCTCAAGACTGTAGTCATATGCCGGGATCGGCTGGGCCTTAGCATACTGCTGCTGCTGTCTGTCTACGGCTTCTGAGTCTTGCTTCTGAGCCGATACACTAGGCTCTTGACAGGCCGCCAAAGTAGACGCGGCAACGAGGCCGATTACTGCAAGTGAGATACGCTTCATGATCAATTCCCTTCGATGGCTGAAAGCTGAATGCGGATGGATGAGCGCTGCGCTTCAAGATCGGCGCGCAAAGCGTCTGTGAGGCTGGGGCTGCGCAGCCGGCTCTCAATCTCCGCAAGCTGAGCGCGGAAGATGGACGCCTTGGATTTGTCGCCCGCCTTCTTCTGATAGCTTTGCTCGAAGATTGCGCGTTCCGCGACGGTCTTGCCGAAAATTCCTGCTGTATTCAAAGCCCAAAACAAGGGAATGGTTAGGAGAAGCAAACCGGCAACAAAGAACCACCAGCCAGCAAATGTTTTCTTTTCAGAGTTCATTTTGTTTCCTTTTTTACAATCGTATCCGCGGCTTCTGTTTACCCGTGCAATGATCTGCCGTGCCTTCTTTCACACAGTTTTGGCGAACCGGCCTTCGCGGTTCCACCATCGATAAAAATGAGTTGGTCCAGTGGTGCAGCGCCAGCCGTTGCTGCGGAGCTTTTCAAAGAGCTTCTTCGCGTTGTCGCGCGATAGCGCGTAGCGGTTCCAACACCAGTTACCGACCCAATCCTTTGAGCCTTCCGTTGGAAACACCTGCCGGTGAATTCTGATGCCGTCTGGCAGTTCCGAGAAGCGAACGCCTGGGTATCGCTCAAGCTCCACTTCGCCGCCCATAAGCTGAATGTATTCAGCCCGATTGGCGAAAAGGCCATTGTCCGGATCGTTGCAGGCAACGTCTATGTAGACAGTCTCTTTCACGGGCAGGGGCCTTTCGAGTCACAGGGTTTCGGGAGCTGCGGGAATAACGTTTGTTGAAACAAACTTTGCTTTCCGATCAGCCGCAGTCTGGTAGTGTCGCGCCATCGAGTTTTCGTTCGTCCCTGGTGCGACAAACACCTCTATTCCGTTCACTTCGGACTTGACCCAAATCCCAACACGGTCAGCTAAGCGGCAGAGATGCCGAACAGCATGTTCCGGTGGTGTGCTTGAGGCCATTGTCTCAACTGTCATGTAAATTGGGGCAGCATCGGTCACGCTCGGGCCTTCCTTATGTTGTTTCGCGGGCGTGCCAAGGCGTGTATTTTTGCTCGCCCTTTTTGACGTGTCGGCAGCCTGAATAATTGACGCCCTCCGCAGTCAGTTCATGCTCGCAGTTGTCGCAAAGCGAAGCACCACAAACGAAGCCAAATGTTTCTGGGCAAGATCTGGTTGCCGGAGCGCCACAGCAGTCGCATTTAAGATTACTGTGCTTATGGCAATCCTCTTCGCCGCATTCGCCAACCCAGGCTTCGTTAAACGTGCATTTGGTCATCACCTTGGGGGCCTCAAGAGTCACAGGTTACGCCAGCGGCGGGGATATCGCCTTTGCTGACAAGAAAGTCGATCATTTCGTCACGAGACACCGGGAGCTTTTGAACCTGCTTCTCATCATCCCGAAGCATGATGAAAGACGCTCCCGCGTGACTGGCAACACTCAGCTTCAGCCATCCGTCAGACCACTCAGAGAGGGGTACATTTTGCGGGTGGTGCGCCGGTAGATCTGGGTTCGCAAGGGTCATATCCGGGCCTTTCTGATTACGATTGAAAGAGGGGGAGCGGTGCAGGTTGCGAAGGTGATTTTTCAACCTTCCGTTCCACTTTTGCGCCTGGTTCCCTTGGCAGCATCCAACGCGCTGGTTCCGGGCAAATCGACAGGTCCGCCGTTTCCCATTTGAAATAGCCAAGCTGACCGACAGCCGGAACGAAGTCGCAGGGATGTGGATCCTGCAGCACGAGTCCGCGCGGGCCGAAGAACCATAGGCTGTTGCTCTCAGAGACAACGTCTATGACTTCGACAGAACCGATGATGCCCCCTCGGAAAAGATCAGCAGGCTCCGGGCAGATTGCACCGCAGCGCTTGATCCAATCAGCAGCGTCTTCATATTCGTCGCGGGTCATGCCCTTGGCTGCATGGATGGCAATGCGGCCGCGCCGCTTCAGGCCATGATTGACGGCTTGCCAACTGCGGTTCTCGATGTCTTTGCCGCCGTAGATGATCGCCCATGCCCACGGCTGGCGAACGGATAAAGCGAGTTCTGGCAAGTCGTTCATAGCCTTGGGGCCCTTGTTCTCAAAATGGGATGTTGTCTTCAGACTTGGTCATTTTGATCGGAATGACCGGTGTTTCTTCCGTGGCAAACCCGCCAACAGTTTTCAGAACGAAGAAGTTTTGCCTCGGGTTCTGTTTGGCGAGCCGGGTTGCTTCGCGGTCCGCTTCTTCTCGCGACCAATGCCTGCGTGTCGGAGTGCGTCCTTGCGGGTTCCATACCATCCAAAACTTATCGTGTTTCATGCCTGGGACCTACTCGTATCTAGAGGGAAGGGCGCCGCTGTTCGGCCAAACGTTGCCCTGGTAGTCGGTGAATTTTCCACGCTTCAACAGCCCCGAACTCTTCGGGACGCAAAGGTAAGCTTCTCCAACGCGGACCTTGCGCGACTTCCATTGCCGCCATGAACGCGCAAGCCAAATCTGTGAACGTTTTGAGCGCATCAGGGCCTTCCGTAATTGGTTTCCTGTATCCAGCGAGCTTCGTTAAAAGCCTTTAGAATTGTTGGAGTTGACCGGGTTCAGAAAATGGATCTGCATTTTTAAAAACCCGGCCTTGTGATCAGGCTTCGATGACTTTGGTATCGACACTCAAATCCAAAGCAGCCATGCACCGGGATCTGGCCCGGTGGTACTCCGCCCGGCGCTGCTGCATCACGGAAATGGACTCGTCCAACTGAGCAATGGAGCTGTCGAAGTCAGTGACCTGGGCCCGCAGAAAATCCACAAGCACGGAATCCACGGGTTGCGGAGTGGTCTTCGGGAATGGGATTTCAGACTTGATGTTTTCAGCCAGCTTCTGGACCATTTCCGCTGCATAGCCCTCTTGGTTGTCAGGCTCCTGCTTCATTGCTGCTTCACTCATCGGAGTGTCCTTTCATTGCTGCGCCCGTTTCCTTGGGCAGGGCGTTGTAGATGAACCATTCGGGCACATTCATTGCCTCGGCCGCATCCAACGTGCTCCCATAGCGCCGGACGAGATTCCGGGCTGTGCTTGGCAAGAGGGCCGTTGTCTTCCAGCGACCATCCAGGAACACGCTGATGTTCGGGATTCTCACGGCTGATCCTCGGGAGTTTGCTGACCGACAACGTCAAACATCGGTTTGCCTTCGATCCTCCGCTCAATCGTCCGAGCTTTGCGAGAAGCAGGCGATCCGTCGTCTTTGTGGCCAACGGTTTCATCGACCAGGCTTTCCGGGATAGGACCTGGCGACATCTGGTAAGTGCGATCTTCCGGGGTCACTTCATCGACCCAAAAGACATCCACTCCAGGATCCGCAAAGACACAGGTGTTGCCGTCAAAATCAGAGTAGATGACAACCCTTGGTTTGGCGTCTGTCATGCGTTTTCTCCGAACTCGATATGCAGCTTGCACTCACCGTCACGGTGCTCATCCCAGAGCTTGTCCGTGATCGTGCAGAGCTGGCGCAGAGCCGCCCGGTTCACCATCGGATATCGGGTCGTGTCCCGGCAGGCGCTTACGGCGTTGTAAGCGGCGACATTCAATTCGCGGATCGCTGAAGCGTATGGATCCGCCGGCTCTTTCGTGTCTTTGGTCATCGGTTCCCTCGTGGCCTGGGAAATGGATTGGTTCCGGGATGTCCCCGGATCGGTTCATATTGACTGCGCCCGGCAGAAGACCGCAGTGCGGGCAATACCGTCGTTTCTGACGGTCCTTGCGCAATCGGGTCTTTCCGCATTTCGGACAGCTTGCCATCAGACAACACCGTCAGGTTGGTATCGGCGGATGAGCTTATAAACGTCTCCTCGCCGGACCTTTCCGCGGTACTGGTATTTCTTCCTGGATGGCCAGTAATCGAGACGGCGGCCGTTCACTTCGCGCGACCAATGGAATTTGCTGTGTTTCGTCCAGCCTCCATCGTCTCGCGCATTAGCTTCAGCCAAGAACCGCTTCCGGTCACTGTCGAACTTCTCTTTGCTGTAAGCCTTGAGAGCGTCGTAAATCTCGTCTCGGGCCATTTCGTATCCTTTTCTGCATAACGGGAGATCCAGCTTCGTCGTCGCAACCCCACGCCGGATCTCCGTTAGCAGTTTTCGCAAAGCGTTAGATTTGCGAAACCTCTGAGTCCGCATGGACTCAGACTAGGCCGCTCCTCTGGGGTCAGACACGAGGTCACAGCCAAACTGGGTGTTCTTAGTCGCCCTTAGAAATCATCCCCGTAATCTGGCTGCGGAGGGGGCGGAGGAGGGGGTGCGTCCGGCGCGGGCAGGGTGCTGCCAGCCTTTGCCAGGTCCAGCTCCTTGATGGACTCCTCATGATCCTTGAACAGGGCAGCGCGCAGCTCGTCGCGTTTCCGGCGCTTCTCCGCCTTCTTGATGGCGTCGATTGCTTCTTGCTCCTGCCGTTTCAGATCCTTGAAGTCCTGGAGATCGATACGGCCGATGATCCAATCAATTCTGGTGTTGGAGTCGAAGTCCACATCTTCGTCCTCGCCAACCACCTTCACCACGGTCATTTCGTGCCGGGTCGAGGATTGGACGATCACGAAATCACCCTCCTCGATGGTCTGATCGAGCGTCTTGAAATACTGGGTGTTGTGCGGCTTATCCGGATCGTACTCGCACTTCATCAACCGAGTGCTGTCGTTGATCAGGAAAATGGCTGTTGAATAATTCATGACTTCGCATCCCTTCTTGCTTTGTTTCTCATGTTGAGATTTTCCGTTGTGACTGTTCGCGGCGTTTTCGATCGGTGCCGCTTGATGCCGTGGACAATGGACGAGTGATCACGGCCAAACCGTTTGCCGATGGCAACGGTGCTCATTCCGAGCTCGTCATGGCAGCGGGCGTAGGCCTCATACCTGGCGTCCACGATTCCCCAGGATCTCTTTGTGCCCAGCAGCTCTGTCAGGGTCAGATGATGCTCCAGGGCGACTTCGATCATGATCCGGCGGGCTGTGCGGGCTTTTGGATCCCGCTTCAGCTCCTGTTCCATTTTCAAGATCGCCGCATCTCGGTCTGAGGGGCGTTCCCTCTCATCTTGACGGATTTCCGGTTCCTGATCCAAAGGCGGCCGCGGTACGACGATGCAGGGGAGCTTGAGCCGTTCTGCCGTTTCCCGGTCTATAACGGTTCCAAGCGGGTGGTTCTTTTTGATGGGGACGTGTTCCATTAAAAAACTCCGTGGCTACAATCGTCGGGTCTCAAGCGCCTTGTCGATCATCGTAATTTCGTGGCGGTAGCAGTCTGCCCAGTAGGCTCCTCGATCTCGGGCCTGGATGTAGAGCTGGACAAGCCGGCTCCGCCAAGCAATCAACTCATCCAGATCCCGATCCTTCAGAAACCGGGGATACGGCCCCGCGTTCTTCGATTTGCTTCCTGAGGCTTTCAATTTCCGCCTCCTGTCGTTCGCAGATCCGCGTGAGCCCGGCGATCCGGTTCTCATAAAGATCCAAAAGGCTGCCCAGATGCCGTTCAAACTGCTGCCGGTGCTGCCCCAAACCCTGCTGGGACTGATCAATCGTGCGCGTGACCATGTTGATCTTGTTCATGTGTCCCTCCTGGGAAAAAGCCGGCGGGCTTCGTTCACGATCTGAAGGCCAACGCTGGTGTTTCCAGATGCCTCCCACAACGCGGAAGCAAGCCGGTTTTCATCAATGCCAAGGCCGGTCCAGAACGCCTCCTCGCCAATGACATGCTGAGCTCCTGGAGCCTCCCGGTGGCAGCTCGCGCAAAGCGGGGCTGTCCACTTGTCGGAAGGCTTCAAACCCATGGCCTGGAACCGATCGGACTCTGCATCGTTCTTGCGGATATGAGCCGCTTCCGAAGGGGTTCGCCCACATGACACACACGGCAGCTTTCTGATGAAGCTGAGGTGGCTCTGGGAGCGTTTCTTGCGGGCAGGCTTCTTCTGCTCCACCCGCGCCATAGCTGCGATCCGAAAGGCCATCACTCAGCCTTCCCTTTTTCCAGCATGTAAAACAGCGTGTTCGAAACATTGTGCCCGATGCGGATAGCATGGCCTCTATTGATGCCGGTGCCATACTTGTCGATCTCAGCGCTTTGACACATCTGATGTATCATCCGGCAATACACCATCGACAACGCGGACGCGGCGTCTTCAAAAGATGTGCCGTCCTCATTGGAGAGCCATTCTTCGATCTTGCGAGGGATGCCAGAAGCCACGCAGCGGGCATATGCTGCTGTCCGGCTGTCTTCAGACATAGCAAGGGGAACAATTGCTTCCTCCACCTGGTTCCACAAATCGTTTATGGACGCTTGACGTTCGGTGTTCATGCCAAACCTTCCTCTTTCAGATAGTCGTGCAGTTTGATCGTCGCCCGGACATCAGAAAGGGCGTCATGGGCCAGGTGAGACACACCGAAGACATGAGCATGAGCCTCGCCCAGCTTTGGCCACCGGTAGTCTTCCTCGTGTTTCGGATCCCGGTGCAGGAGCTTGCAGATCGGCGTCATGGGTTTCATGACGCAGAACCGCTCCATGCTTGGGCGGGGAAATTCTTTCGGATCCCCTCCGCATTGAGCAATCGCCGCCTGCATGATCTGGATGTCGTATTCCAGATTGTAGGCAATTACCTTCAAAGCGCACTTAGCGAGGTTCGTGATCGTCTTGACCGCCAGGACCAGCGGAATCCCGGTCGCATTGGCTTGGTGATCGGTGATCCCGTGAACTTTTGTTGCCTCAGGCGGGATGATCCAGCCATCCGGCTTGATCTTTACATCTATAAGCGCGTGTTCTTTGCGCTTTTCCCCCTCGCCATTGAACAGGATCGCAGCCACCCGCACGAGCTTTGGCTGATGCCGCGCATCCACAGGAGCGTCTTGATCAAAAAAGCCAGTGGTTTCGGTGTCGATTGCCAGGATCATTGCCCATCCCTCAATCGTTCCGACGCGGTCTCAGACACTTGCCGGGCGTAAACCTTATTGGCTTCGTCCAGCTCTATAATTTGCGGGCCGTACTCAGCCATGATGTCCCGGAAGACTTCCAGCGAATTGCATTCCAGGAGTTCGCCGGCAAGCCTTGTCACGACAGGATCTGCTACGAAATCTTCCGGGATTTTCTGATCGTCCTCGACCTCGTTCAGATCATCCAATCCATCCAGGCTTTCCGCGCCTTCCAGCTGCCCGGTTTCGGCAAACTGACCTTCCGGCTCGATGTCCTCGACTTCCGGTTCGTCATCGTCAAACGGGTTCGACACCTGCTCGCGGGTTTCCTTGATCTCGTAGTGACCCGGGGACGACTCCACCATGGTCATGCCAGGGTGATCGGCCATTTCATCAGCAATGGTCAGGCCCATCAGCACATCTGCAAAGACATCCCGAAATGCCCAGGAGCGCGCCCGCCATTGGCACATCCGCTTTGGGAATTGCTGCCAGGGTCCTTGCTTCCCCATAAGGTTGCCGTCGCGGGCTTCAGCAAATCCGAACCGAACCGTATGCGAGGATTTGGAACCTCGACGTTTGACGGTGCAGACAGCTTCACTGCGCTCCTCGTTCCAGGTGAGCGAGTATTCCTCCAAAAGCCCGGATGCCTGGACAATACCAACCATACCGTCCCCCCAAATCGTCGGCCGACCATTGATCACCGCGATGTACTGGAGCGACTGGAGCGGCTTCAGGCCGACCTCGAGCCCGGAAGCAATCGCAATCGCGATCTGAGAGGGCGTCCGATAGGATTTCGGGGCAAGTCCGGAGGATGCGATTTCCTGCGCATATTCGCGGATCTCGTTCATGGATTTGGGCATGATGGCCAGCTCGGCCGGGTTCATGCGTTTGATTGCCGGCACAGCGCCGGACACGTCGATAAGTGCCTTGTTCATGGAACTTTCCTCAGATGCCGACCCAGGCCGGAACGTCGCTGTCGGTCATGACGTGGATGTCTTCCTGCCGGATCCACATGTCAGTGCCGAACTTGTCCAGGTTCTCGCGATAGAGATTGGTTGCCCGCTGGATTTCAGCTTGAGCGACCTGATCCATCATGGTGCCCCGGTCGAATTGAACCGAGTGCGTCAATGGAGCGCCTGTGGACTGATAAAAGACCCACACAAAGGTGTAAGCCTTTGCAGCGGCGACTTTCTTGATCCAGTCCGGATCATGGTCCCCAAACACTGCGCCATCGGCTACCAACTCCGGCAAGCGCGCCCGGCCGTTCAGATAATGGGAGGCCTGAATGTCGTATCGCTTGCCCCAGATCGCCTGATTGACGGCGACCTGGATTGGCTTGTCCATGATGTTCGTGAAAGACTTCAGGTCGCCAACAGCGCGAACCTTGAGATAGTCAAACCGGCATTTGTACCGAACACCGCCTTCCGTCCAGAAAACAGAAACTTCCGGCTGCCCACCAACAAAGGATTTCGACAGATTGGGGTTTTTGGTGATCATGGCCGAGGAGACAACGACTTCATCGTAAGACTTCCAGGGCAGGATGGTTTTGCCAGTTTCCTCCAGAGCCTTTTGCATCACGTCGATGATCTGGACTTTAGGGTTGATGGAATGAACCCGCTGGATCAAGTCCGCCTTCTTACCAGAGACCTCTCGCTTCTTATCCTTGAGCCATTTTTTGAGGTCGTCATTGGTGTTGAGCGCGCCGGGGTGTTCCTTCAGATTGATCCCGCGGACATATTCCGCATCGAAGGCCTTTTCGCCCTCAAGAACAAGCTTGTGAAACGCACTACCTTTGATCAAAGCTGCTGAAGGTTCCGATTCTTCCTCCTCCAGCGGGTTCATGTTTGATTTCCACCAGTAGACACTGGGGTCAATCAAAAGGTCTCGGATGTTGGACGATCCGAGGGCAGGATCAGCGTGGTATTTGTCCTCATCTAGGCCGAAATACACACCATCTGCAAATTTGATGGGGGTTTGTTTCATTGCTGTCTCCGTGGCTTGGATTAATCAAACTCTAACCAAGAACGGAACTGTTGTAAATCAAAAAATCGGAAATACAAATCTGATAGGTTGACATATCAGTTTTCAATGGCAATAAAAAAGGCCCGCAAACCTGGACAAGGTAAGCGGGCCTCTCAGAGGAAGGGATGCAAGACCGTGGCCCCTGAGTCGGAAATTGCCTACCACGGGACGTAATCAAAGGCAAGCCCCAGTCCGAAAGCGAGAAGGGGTGATTACCGCCAGGCTCCACTGGCGTTAAGTAGCTCGCAACTTCATGGGCGGATGCGGCACCATGAGGGTCCAAAGCGACGGGTCGGCTCCGGCCTCCAGAATCGCCAAGGGCATGGGAATAGTCCGGCTTTTTAGCGGGACTATCTCGTCCTATGTCCTTGCTCAGGGTCTCACCATCCCCCAGGGACGAAAGACACACTCCTAAAGAAAGATCTATTTAAAAACAGACTCTGTTATAGGAGTATCCGCGCGCGCGAGATCAGCCCAAATCGAGTGTTTGGGCCTTACGTTGGAGGGCGTGATAATAGCCGATGACCTGCGCAACGATCTCAAATTCGCCTACCATTTCCGCATCGGTCTTTTTGGTTTCGACATACATCCGGCCGAAAGACGGGTTTGACGAGAGGGTTGCAAGATAGATCTCGCCACCTGTTTTCCGATAAGCCTTGATTGAAAGCTCCATCAGCGGGCCCTTGATTCGCTTGATCAGGAAGACCTCACCATCAGCTGGATCAGGATCGGAGGATACCCGTTCGATACAATGCGCGAAGGATCCTGGTGGAAACAACAGGTCCAGGCTTTCGTCTTCGATACGGGCGGCAAACTGCTGACGTCCTTCATACGCTGGGTCATAAAGGATGTTGTGATTGACCTCATCCGCCTTGAGGCTTTTGGACATCGTGTCGAGCGATTCCAGCCACATTCCAGGAGCCGCCGCATAAAGCAGCGGAATTTTTTCATCGGTCCTGGGTGGCGTCTCGATCTTTGTGGTTCTGAAGAAATACTCCATGTCGCATTGCAGGGCATTTGCAATGCGGTAGAGCGCTGTTGCGTTTATTGATTTTTTACGGCCTGCCAAAAAATCGGCAACATAGTTGCGATCCAAACCGGCGCGGGCCGAAGCTTCTATTTTCTTTGTGCCGGTTTCCGCCAGCCGTTTGGCCAGCCGCTCCCGAACTTCTTCTTCTTGTTGCATTTCTGTCCTCGCCAGTGATTGCGAAGCCGAAACATATCACACAAATAATCGGATGTTTCCGCATTTTGGGACTTTACACACGGATAAATCAGCATCTATTTTCCGATTTGCCATGAATGAAATTATCCGAAATGCAGACGCCCTGCTGATCCAGAACCTCCAGCGTTATGCGGAACTATGGTGCTCATTGCGGGGTAAAACCCAAGGGATCTTGTGCAAGAAGGCCCTTGGCGACAATCAATGGCTTCAAAAGGTCGTGGCCGGTGAGCGGCGGCTTAACCTCAATAAATACAAACAATTGACGGATTGGATCGAAGCCGACCTGGTCGAGCTGATCCCTGTCCTGGAGGAGGGCATCGCGTCCGAAGTCAAAGAGGCAGAGCGGCGGGTTGAGCAGATGAAAACTCAACTTGCCGAGCTGAAAGGCTTTCTGAAAAAGCCTGATCACAAGGCTGAAGAATCAGTCTAACTTTTGCAGTCTGAGGCCATCCCGACCTGGGTATTGAGAATCTTCTGCGCAAACCCGTGAAAGCGAAATCATGACAGAAGTTAATTCCAATCTGAGTGAAAACACGTTTTTCCGTCACCTGCGCACACTTCAGGACCTGGAGGAAAAAAAGGATCGCGCTGTTGCTGCAATCCGCCAAGCGCGTAAAGCCGCCAAGGATGACGGTTTGTCCCTGGGGGATCTGGATGCCATCCGCCGTCTGGCCAAAAAGGAAAAGCACGAGATCGTTTCGATCTTCAACACCCAAGTGCTCTACGCCTCTTTCCTGGACGTTCCGGTCATTGGTCAGCTGGAAATGTTCGAAGTCCCGTCTGAGGACGTGAACTGGGAAGCTGAAGCCCGCCAGGACGGAGAGCGTTCTGCAAAGCTCGGCCGCAACGAAAATGAAAACCCGCACGATGAGGGAACACCGGCTCATGCAGCGTGGGTTGCCGGTTTTGCTGACGGCAAATCCAAGATCGGCGGCGAGGAATGAATTTGCTCTCGCTAGACCTTGCCGGCAAGACCGGCTGGGCCCGCTGGCGGGAGGGCAAAACCGACGTGGCTTTTGGTCACGTCGGCCTTCCGACCAAGGACCAGGGCATGATGTTCGCTCAGTTTGGTGACTGGCTGAAAGCCCAGATCGTCATGAACGAGATCACACACATTGTCCACGAGGCCCCGTTCGTCAACACCGCCAAGGTCAACGCGCAGACCATTGAAAAGCTCTATGGCTTGCGCGCCCGTCTCCTGGAGCTGTGCTACCGGCATGGCATCACTCGCAGCGAGGTCCCCGTCTCACAGTGGCGGGCGCATTTCATCCAGCATCGGACTGCTCCGAAGTACCTGAAGGCGCAAAACCGCCGGAAGTGGCTGAAAGAGGAGGTGAGCAAGGAATGCCGAGCGCGCGGCTGGCCTGCCCGCACCGATGACGAGGCCGATGCACTGGGCCTTTTGGATTACGAGCGCTGTCGTCTCTTTCCAGACTTTGCCGTCAATACCTGTCCGCTGTTTTCCGCAGGAGGGGCCCATGCCTGAGTGGAAGTCGATGACCAAGAAACAGCGGTTTGTTGCGCTCACACGTATGGCTGAGGACGGATATTCGTTTCGGCTGGCAGCTGTAGAGCTCAACACAACGCGCAGCACGATTGCCGGATTTGCCTCCCGTCAGGGGATCCAATTCAGCCATAAGCGCGGGCCCAAACCCAAGTCCGATCCTTCGGCCTCGCAACCAAAACCTTCAACAGCCACGAAGAAAGCAAAACCGATGAAAGCCACGAAGCCAAAGCCCGTGTTAGCCGCGGTGCCGGATCCCGCGCCAGAGCCTGAAAAGCCAGTCCTGGAAGCGGTTGAACCTGCCTGCAAGGACCCTATTACGCCGGTTGTCGAGATCGCATCTGAACCGATCGCACAGCCGAAACCCTCCAACGACAATGCGCCGAAGGATCTCCTCCTGGTGGATAGGGAGCGCTGGCAGTGCGCTTACCCGCTTTGGGATGAGTATCCAGGCCCTGACAAGGCGTTTTGCTGCGGCAAGCCGGTCAAGGAAGGCACCTCATATTGCCCGGCTCACGCTGAGATCCTGCTGGTTCCTCCCAGGAACACGCGCCTTGCCCCTTTTGCAAGAGGAGCCATCAAACGATGAGCATCACCGAAGCCGAATTTGTTGAAATGGTGGTCAATCGGATGATCGCCACGACCTCCGATGCACTCGACAACGGGGAAACCTCGATTGACGTGGTGCAACTGATCTTGATCGCCCAGATCTACACCCTGACCAAGCGCATGTCTCCCAACGAGTTGGCAGAGACCCATTACCGCATTGCGGACGCCATCGTTGCTGGCCGCGAACTCACACGCATAGAGGATCTTTTGCAATGCCTGAAGTGAACCTATGGGCGCGGCACCCTGATGATTATTACATCGAGCCGGAGTGGTGTTCCAAGCGCCTGTTTCAGGTGGAACCGTTTATTGGCGGCATCTGGGATCCTTCTTGCGGATCCGGCCGCATAGTCAGTGCCGCTGAGGAGATCTTGGGCCGCACAGCCTTTGGAACCGACATCGCAGAGCGTCCCAACGTTCGAACAAGCCCTTTGGATTTCCGGGACTTTCACGGCACTTGGGCCAACATTGTGACCAATCCGCCTTTTGGTCTGTGCGATCCGAAAGACAAGTCCGAGTGCTTTGTCCGTCACGCCTTGAAGGTCGCCCGTGAAAAGGTGGCTTTGCTCCTGCCGATCACTTGGCTCAACCCAGCCTCCCGGTCGGCTTGGCTGGAAACGACACCGCTTTACACGGTCTATGCCCTTGGTCCCCGGCCATCCATGCCGCCGGGCCCTGTCATTGAAGCTGGAGAGCATCCAGGGGGCGGCAAGAAGGACTTCGCCTGGATTATCTGGCAGCAGGGCTACACCGGATCACCAACACTGAAATTCTTAAGGAGGACTCCAGATGCCACGACTGGGCGTTCCATTGAGCCATCTATCGTCAACGAAGCGTGACGTTCAAAAGGTTCTTAATCATCTAGGCATCAAGATTGTCCCGCCGAATAAGGCTGGGGCGATCACTGAGCCTCGGCAGACACACAGCACTGATCCCATTCTCAACATTGCCGAATCCTACGGTATTGAGACGTTGATCCTCACCTTGAAGATCATCACGCAGACGCGGGACGGAAACCCTGGAGAACTGCGCAATGACACCATGCGCGCAATCGCTTGTGTGGTGGCCAATGACGAGCGGGTTCGAGAGTGCGGCCAGACCACACTTGAGGCGTTCGAAAACATCGACCTGAAGGCCATGCGTCTTCGCTCGAAGCAATTGACCAAGAGCCTGGATCCTCGGGTTCGGGTCAACACCGTCATGGCAGGGATGATCTCAGGGGCACTGTACGCACAATGGAACTTTCAGAAATCACAGAACGGCTGAACGATCGGGTCGAGGACCTGTGCCAGCGCCTTCTGCCTGATGGAGAAAGAAAAGGTGCGGAATGGTATGTGTCCGGATCCAGATCTCCAACCGGCGGCGCAATTGGCGTGGTCCTTCGCGGCAACAAGCGCGGCGTCGTGGGGTTCTTCCAGGGTTCAAAACCTGGGGGAGGTCTTCTCAACCTTATCCAGGAAGTCAACGGCGGATCCTTTGCCGATGCCGTCAAGTGGGCCAAGGGCTATCTCGGGATTTCCGAGGACATGCCCGCTCCAGATCCAGAGCAGCAACGACGGGCTGAAGAACGTCGCCGGCAGCGCCGCCTGAAAGAGGAGGCCGACAAGGCCAGGAAACACGAAACTGTCGCCTATGTCTGGAAGAACTCCACCGCCATCAAAGGCACCTTGGGCGAGCAATATCTGATTTCCAGGGGGCTCCAGATGCGCGAGTGGCCTTCTTGTTTGCGGTTCATGTCCTCGCTTTATCACGCGCCCTCAAAATCCTCCTGGCCAGCACTGGTGTGCGCGGTTCAACAAGCCAACGGGTCCGGCACTGCCATCTGGCGGATCTGGATCAAAAAGGACGGGTCCGGCAAAGCTCCGGTCGATCCGGCCAAAATGGGTCTCGGAGAGGCAAAGGGAGGGGCCGTGAGGCTTGGAAAGCCTGCTCGGGTAATTGGTTTGGCTGAAGGTGTCGAAACGTCTCTGGCCTGCTGTGAAATCGCCATGTTCCAGATGCCAGTCTGGGCTGGACTTTCAACATCTGGAATCCAGACATTCGAACCACCTGAGGGCGTGGAGGAGATCCACGTCTTTGCCGACAATGACCGGGTGAAGGTGATCAATGGCCGCAAGGTCATTCCGGGGATGAATGCCGCCCTTCAACTTCAACATCGCCTGAAAGACAGCCACAAGGTCGTCATCATGCCGCCCCGCAAGTACGGAAGTGACTGGCTGGATGTCCTCAACATAACCAAACAAAAGCTGAGGGCGTGATGGCGGACCAGAGGAATACGAACTTCAAGGCCGAGGAGGAGGTGGTTGGCCGCCTTCTGGGCGACCCGGGCCGGTATTACGAAATCGCCAACCGGGTGTCTGGGAAGGATTTTGCCAACCCGGTCATGGGGACCTACTTCGAGTCCGTTGCCAAGCTCCTGAAAGAGGGCAAGACGGTCAATCAGGCCAATTTCATGCACGTCAATCCAGGCAACTCCCAAGCAGCCTTTGATTACGTGTCTCTCCTGGGAAACGTCGATGACCCTGGAGACATGGTGGAGTTTGTGGACATCGTGGTTGAAATGTCCCGCAAGCGGGCTTTGACAGCCACGCTGGCTGCTCTGGAAAAGAAAGTTGACGAGCTGCATCTGCCCGATGCTTTGCAACTGGTTCACAAGAACCTGATGGAGCACATGGGGCTGGTCGATACGCCGGACTACGAGGTGGACAAGATCGCTGAGCGCGTTGTTCAGGATCTCAGCAAGGCCTTTACCGAAGGAACCCGCCCAGGCATGACGACGGGCTTTGCAGCCTTTGATGAGCTGGTTGGGGCCATCATGCCGGAACAGCTTCTCATCATTGGCGGGGCAACCTCCTCCGGTAAGACGGCTCTGGCGCAAGGGGCCATCAAGCGTCTGGTCGATCAGCAAGTCCGGGCGGCCTTTTTCACGCTGGAAATGAGCGCTGACGAGATCGTCACAAGGTTCTTGTCGCACATGACCGGAATCTCAGCTTCCAGGATCACCAACGCGGAATTGAACGCTGAGGAGTATGAGCGGGTTTTGAATGCCCGACATGATCTGAACGGGGCTCCGCTGGACGTTATCTCGATGAGCCGGGCTACACCGTCTTCAATCCTGGCAGAGGTCGAGCGCCTGCGCCGGGTGAAGGGGATTGAGATCGTGGCGGTCGATCACCTGCACTACGTCAATCCGGATGAAAAGCACCGGTCCGAGTTTGAGGCCATCAACCAGAACGTCCGGGATTTCAAGGCCGCTGCCAAGTCTACCAAGATCCCCTGGATGGTTCTGTCTCAGTTGAACCGGTCTTTGAACGATCGCCAGAACAAAAGGCCAAGGCTTCAGGATCTGTTCGGCGGATCGGAAATCGAGAAATCCGCGGACACAGTGCTTTTCGTCCACCGACCGCAATACTTCCTGGAAATGGAGGAGCCTCCCGAGGATGACCCCATGCGCGCCGACTGGGACGCCAACATGCGCCGTTGGAAGGGTCGGGCCGAGCTGGTTCTGGCCAAGCGCCGGGGAGGCAAGGGACGCGGTGTCAGGGAATGCCGCTTTGTTGAGAACACCACACACTTTGAGGACATCTGAACCATGTGGACTACCGATGCCGTATATTTAAGGACTTTGGAAATGATGGAGACATTCAAGCGGATGCCCGCGGTTCCAAAGCCTCGCCAACCCGGGAACTCAGCTTTGACCTATGCGCGGAACCTGGATCTTCTGGAAGATGTCTATCAACCGACCGACGACGAGATCAAGGAACAGATCGGCCGGCAAAGGATCCCGCCGAGCGCGCCAATGATCCGCCGGGCTGAGGAAATGCTGATCTGGATCAATCAGCACCTAAAAGGGCAACCAGGTCCAAGGCGGTGCCTCATGGCGCAGGCGTTTTGCGCAACTTCGTCGCTTAGCCTGGCAAAATATTGCAGAAAAAGAGGCTGGTCTCGCGCCACCGTTTACAGACGAATGGCAAAAGCACTCCAGCAACTTACTGATTCTCTTAATGAAAATGGAGTGCAGGTCGAGGAGGCCGACATTGACAACCTGGAACAGGTGAGACAGGTTTCAATCCCAAGAACGGTATGATCGCGAAAATCATGTGCAAACCGGGGAAGTGTTGACAATTTCCCCCTGTTGAATTTCGCCCCTCTATCGTAGATAAGGATTACTGCTGCATCTAAAAAGCATTCTTTGCTTCTTCGTGGCTGAAGGTATGCAGCGGAGGGCGGGAGTTATCTCCCGCCCTTCTTTCTTTAGATCAGGTTCGGTTGATGGGATACCGGTTCGATGCCGTGTTTTTCGAGCAACTTGAACCGGTTAAGCTTCGGAAAATCCAGTTCGGGAACCTCAATTTCCAAGTGATCTTCCAACCACTTCGCCACAAAATGCCGGTGGCAAAAAAGCTCCCCTTTGTGGATGAGATCTGGCCGCTCGTAGCAGCACAGAACAGGGATTCGATCCCCTGCCAGATCATAAATCCTTGCAGCAACCTTGTGAGGGTCGAGCTGACCTAGCTGCTGATTGAACCGCCGCTGGTATTCATCCGGCGTGACCGATTTGAACCAGGCCCCTGGGGCCAGATCCATGTACTTCCGGAAACCGGATTGGCCGCGCGGCGAACCCCGTGAAATGCCGATTTTGATGTACTCGGCTTCTGGTTTTGCAAACCACCATCCGGTGAGTATTGGTCGCATGTAAATTCCTTTCTTCGTGGCTTATTTGAGGGCCCCCATTGTATCACGGGAGCCCTCTTGTTGAAATGAAAAGACGCACAAAATCAAATGCTTGTGGGAGCATCTGGGGTGAATCTCCTCATGGGAAGCGGTCTGGCCGAACGGGCATTCGTGAAAGACCGCTGTTGTCCAACCAACAGGCCGCGTAAGGCGAGAATGCTGGTTGGAAACTGATTAGCCGGGCTTGCGCATTTTGACGATCAACGTGTTGACGTTGGTCCCGACTTCGGAAAAGGACCCTGGGGGAAGATCCCGCCATTCGCCGCGATTGGCTTCGACAAGCTCCCGGAAAGCCTTTGCCTTTTTGGTTTCCCGGAACTCGGTGCCGGCGGACATGATGGCTTTCAGCGTTCCACCGGGTTTCAGGAATTTGAAGGCGTGGACAACGTGGTCAATGTCGCGCTCCCGGTCGAACGGTGGGTTCATGGCGATGACGTCATAAAGCCCGGTATCCTCCGGCGTAAGGCTGAGGAAATCGCACTTGTAGACCCGATTGAAAGCCCCGTGAGCCTCCAGTTGATCGGCAAGATGCGGTTGGATCTCAACACAGTCCACTTTGTGCTGGTAGGTGTACTTGATCGGATCCTTGCCCCACCCTTGGGATTCGCTGCCCTCTCGGCGCTTTACAAGCCGCCGTGCCAGGTTGCCGGTGCCAGCAGAGGGTTCCATGATCCGCAAGGGTTTGTCCTCGCGTCCGATGTATAGAGGTAGGCCGTCAAACAGAAAATCCGCGGCCGGTTCCGGGGTCGGATAGAATCCATAAAACCGGGCAGGCGTTGTCTTGATGTTGGCGAAGATATCTTCTTGGGCCTGATTGCCGTCCGCAATGACCTCGCCGTAATAGTCGGCCAGGATCTTGTTGATCTTCTCAACCAGGTCATCGCGTTTGAACCACAGGTGAGCGTTGCCGTTCTTGTAGCCCCGGATCAGGAAATACTCGGTTTCGATCTCGCTTTGACGCGCTCCGGAGAAACCTCTGCGGTCATGTTCAAGCGCCCGCATGGCTTCGGTATAGCTGTGATCGGTCAGACCCTTGTCCACGATGGTAAAGGCGCGTTCGACGTCAATTAGCGTGTCCCGCATCCGGGAGGCATAGGACATATGACCCCATTCATCGAACACCCGCTGAAGGATGATCCGGGATCCGATCTTGAAGCCGTCGTGAGACTTGAACCGCCGGTCCAGTTTTGAAAAGGCATTCGCAATGCCGCGTTTGAAGATTTCATCCGCTTGAAGGGCGAAGGATTCAACAGTGGCCTGGATGTTTTCAACCGAGACCTCCGGGATGCCCTTATCGATCTCGTCTTGATTGATGATCTCGCCTTTGCGATCGGTCCGCTCCGGCACGTACCGGAACTGTTCGTGCAATTTGTCTTTGGCTTCTTTGTCCATCAAGCGTTCCAGGTCGGTCCGCTCGATGACGTAGGACCAGACATTGATGTCAACCAAGCGTCGGGCAACCCGCATATACTGATCGGCATCTGGGAGATCGACGGCTTTATGAAACGCTTCGACCTCTTTGGCCTGGGAATAGTTGTAGCCGTTGATGCCAGGGGAGGCGAGGGAGGCGACACGCTTGGCCTCTTTGATTTTGATGTCGGCAAGCCGGATCTGCTCAAAAGCTTCCGAATAGAGCTCAAGGGCTTGGTTCCGGTGGCGGACAATATCCTCCACCGTGGCTCGTGCGATAATCTGGTTCATGTCTTAACTCCGTGGCTGAAGTGATGACGGATGGTCATCGTGAGCCGGACCCTTTCAGATCCGGCCTTCGATGATCACCTTTTCGGGCTAAGTCCCTCTGCATGGGTTCGGGAGTCTTCCAGGCTGGAAAAGGCCCTGGACGTTGTTTCGATCTGAAAGACCGGGCCAAACCGGGTTCCGATCTTTCGGATGTCGTAGCCGTTGACGGTCTCAACCACTTGTTCCCGGTGATGCAGGGTCAAGCGCCGATTGTATTCCTCCGGTCCTAAGGTGTTGAGGGCATCAAGGCGGCCTTCCGGGGTGTCAAAGTCCATCAGCTCAACTCCGCATCTTCGACCTTGCCGCTCCAGCCGCACTCATCGCAGCGGATCGGGCTTTGATCGTCCCATTCGCGGTCGCAGGATCCTTCATCGTCGTCAGTACCGTCTGGCGTCAAAAGCGCCTCGCTGGTGTAGGTGACGATAAGGAGGTAGTCGGTCTTGCAGTCCGGGCAGGCCATGTTCCATTCTTTGCGGACTGTGCTCATGAGCTGGGCTCCACTTCCTTAATGACGGCTTTGGCGATGTGCCGGGCCACCTTGATCGGGCCACGGTCTCCGGACTTTGGATCTTCGATCTCGGCTATGGCCTTGAGCGCTTCCAGCATCCTGGGGCCGCCTCTTTGAACCTGGGTCATAAGACTGTCGTCATCAAACTCGACACACTCGCCCCAATTCTCAAGACGATCGTGGGTATCGATGTAGACGATCACGCCATCACGCCGTTCCGGGTCGATCTCGGGAGTCTCGACCTTTTCCATGATTTCCTTGGCTTTGGCCTTGGCTTTGTCGATTACGGTTTCGGGCGTGGCTTCAATGACTGCTTCGTCATATCCACGGACCCAGAACCCGACCTTGACGGTGTACTCGGTCATGCCACACCCCCAGCTTTTGTGATCGCCTTTCGGGCTTTCTCGACGGCCCGGAGCATGGCGTCATCTTCGCCTTCCAAGGCATCTTCAAAGGCGGACGTGTTTTCCGCCTCCTCCAATAGGTCCTGAAGGGCATCCAGAAGCGCTGGACCGGCCTGCATCGCCTTTTCAGAAGCCGTCAGGATCCAGTCGTCAATATCTGCTTCATGCTCATCACCGCCGCTGGTCTCCCAAAGCACATCCTGGGCATAGACCTGATACCGACCGAGAATGAAGTTGAAGTCATCGTCCCCACATCCGTTAGGATGGAAGGCGGCGCGGATGTCAAAGCCAGGGTCGATCAACCGGGCCTTTGCGTCTTCCAGGCTGTCGGCTTCCACGGACAGGCTGCCGGAATAGCGGATCGCAATGCTGCCGTTGAAGTGATACATGGTCATGACCGCTCTCCCAGTACGCATTCGGCATTCTCAAACTCACCGATGGAGCACACTTTTGCCGACGCTGGTTCCTTGAAGTCGATGGTCTGTTCGGCTGTGAAATCACTTTCGAGTTTGATTTCGTGGAAGGGACCACCTTTTTCTGTCTGGTAGAAAAAGCTGTCCCAACGAACATGCCAGTCATTGAGGCTTTCAAATTCGATGCCATCCGGCAGCTCTACTGTTGCTTCAGTCGTGGCCTTGTAAGTGTTGGAAACAATGAAACGGCTTGTCATTAGCATGTCCCCCATTCGGATGGGTCGTATTTGCTGAGTGGATCCGGGCAGACCTGTCCGGAGTGAGACGGCTCGAAAGGCGCGCAGGTGCCGGCAAGTGCCACGCCCTGGAACGTTGCCGGACCGGTTGTGACGTGGAGCGCCCGCGCAATGTCGATCGCCATCAGGGAGCCGATCGCCTCGATTGCTTCCTTGTGATGTTCATACGACCGGTGATCGATTTCCTTAAGGACACTGAGCATTTCGTCTATGGTGAGTTGCTTCGCCATGTCAGACCTCCGAAGCCGTCAAAGGCATTTGAGTGACTGGATCAAATCCAGCGGCCTGCAATAGGCTTTCCGCACACTTTTGTTTGTGCGCGCATTTGCCGGGCAACACTGCGTGATAAGCACTGTCTCGAAGCCATACGATCAGTTCTCTCTTTGACTGACAGGCACCGCAGGTATCGCCGTGACGTTTGGTTCCTCTTGCCATATCAGACCCCCGCCAGTTCTGCTGACACAACGGTCCGGTCTTCGCAGTGGCTGAACCACTCTTGCTTGGGGCCTTCCACGAACACAGCCTCTGCGACTTCTTCGGGGTCATGGCCGGGCTCGACCTCGATGTCGAACTCGTAGAACACGGTTTCGGACATCCGGACCGAATAGGTCTGGAGGGCAGGTTCGCCGGGCTTGGGCAGAAGTCCTTTGGCTCGCGCTTGTTCCAAGACTGTTTCCGGGATGGAGAAGGGCGGAAGGTGCGAGCCGGTGGCTTTTTTCATTTCACGGATCTTAAAGTCCAGATCCTCTAGGATGGCTTCGCCGTGCAGAATAGCTTCAAGCTCGGCAATATCGGCATTGGGACCGTCGCCGTTGTAAGATCCGTAACCATCAGGCGACCAGTAGCCTCCGCCTGGCTCTATGCCGGCCTCACTGCTGTGGGAGTGAATATAAGGGACCTCAAACGCGGTCAGGACTTCCTCAAGGCTATAAAAACGGCCATCAAGGATCTCAACGTCGTTAAAACCGCTGTGACCGTCCACCAGCAGCTGGGCTGCTTCGTATTTTGTCTGGATGGAGCGGCAATTGTAATCGCTTTCTATCTGTTGATCAGCAAGTTCATCGCAGATGGCAAGGAATGCCTCATATGAGGGAACCTCGCCTCTTATTTCGATGCTGGCGCTTGTTCTGTCGCCCATGATGTTATCTCCGTGGCTGAAGGGTGGCAGGATGACCACCACAAGAGGCACCCGGTCGGATGCCCCCAAGCTGGTCACTGAAAACCGGTCTCTACTGGTAGAGACAGTTGATGATCTGGCCTTCCAGATCGGCGTTGTGATTGAGATTGTGCAGGATCAAATCCAGGACCTGGGTGATCGGAAACGTCTCATCGAAGACGGTCGTGATCTGCTGGATGCAGTCGCCGCTGATCGTGATCCGTCCGATCTTAAAATCCAGCTCCGACTCCACAGGGTGGGAGAAGGGAGCAGGCCCAAGATCCGCCGGGATCACAACAAGGGACGCGGTCAATTCAACGGTCAGATCCAGCTCAAACAGCGGCTCGCCGTCTTTGGAATAGATCGGCCATTCTGAAAGAATGAGGACAAGGTCCCCGCTGAAGGTCTGCTTGCTTGCATGTAACATTTGAAACTCCGTGGCTGAGATTTCATTTTCATTCTATCCAATATATCCGATTATTTCCATGCCATATGAGCGGAAAAATCGGATTTTTGGATCTGTGGAAAAGTGGAGATTTACCCCTCCACTGACTGCCCCAGGTAAAGCACCCGGCCAATGACCTCGAACAAGCTGGTGTCCGGTTCCATGTCCTCGCCTTCCGGCCCAGTGCCGACCAAAAGCCCCTTACCGGCAAGTGGTTGGTGATAGCCTGCGTACTTGAAAAAGTGCTGGTTTTCCTGGAAAAGGCCTTCGTCATCCACGTAGATGACATCGTTCGTGCCGGGCAGCCGGGCCGCGTCGATCATGTGACACTCGATCAGGCGTTTTACACTGGCGAGGTCGCCATCGTGGTCCACTGTGGTGGCGGTTTGGGTTTCCGGGTTAATCAGAATGGCTTTCATGGCATTTGCTCCTGGGTGGCCGTTTGAAGGACTGTGATTTTGAAATAATGGGGGTGCTTCGGATCCGTATGAAGTGCGGATTTCCGATTCAGCAGATCAGACTGTTTGAAAAAGTGGCGGGGCCCGAAGACCCCGCCCAGTCAGCCACGTCAGGCCAGCATTTTTTGGGTTGCACCTGCGGAAACGCCGGTCCCCAGATGTGCGCGCTGGCCTGCTTCATCTCCCATGCCATAGGCGCGGGGATCTGCTGTCTTGCGGGAGGAGCCTTTGCGTTTGCGGAATTTGTATCCCGCTTTTGCCAGGGCATTCTCCAGCATGGATTTCTTGGAAATGACAAGCGATCGGCCGTCAGAGGTCCGAAGCTGGTCACGTTCTTTGATCAAGGTTTCAAGCCGCTTGTTGACCCGGTCGATAAATCCCTGAACAAAAGAGGCGCGAAGGAACTCCGAATTGGATCCGCCGAACAGGTCAAACTCGTCAAAGGATCCGTACCGCTTGGCCTTCCGGCTGTTTGCGGCCTTGCCTGCATATCCGAATTGGGCGGTTGCCTCGCGCTGGCACAGATCGTTCAGCATGTGCGTGAGCCAGGTTGCAAATTCGACGTCGCTCTCAAGTCCGAAAAAGCAGGGCGTGACATTGCCGGCAAGGAAAGGTTTCGTGTCCGTATAGCGGCCGACGTTCCAGAGGATCTTGTCCCGAATGTCGTAACTGTCGGTTCTCTTGCGCGGAGCATAGCTCTCGACAAATTCCTCACCGCCGGTCGTGATGTCACCGGAGGAAATGGAATACTTGTCCATCAGGCGTTTGGCCGCTTCCATGGCGGACAGGGCCTCGCCTTCGGTGCAGCCGTTTTCAGTGGTTTTGGATTGGAGCGCTTTGATCCGCTCGATGACTTTTTGCTTGTTCATATCGAAACTCCGTGGCTGTGGAATTTGGGTTTGTTTTTTCTTTTTATTCTAAGGGGAAAGCCCTCTTTCGTACAGAAAAAAGCAAGCAAAAACAGCTAGTTAAAGCGAAAAAAACGCCGGACTCTCAAAGGAACCCGGCGGCTTTGATTAGGCAAACTCTTCCGGTTCCAGGACGGTGATCCGGCCTTCCCATTCCCGGCGCATCTTGCCAGGCATGGGCGTGATCAAACTGGATCCCACTCGATTTGTGGGCGGCCGGGCTTCGATACCACCTCTAATGTCCCGGTTAACGGTGATCTCAACGAGATTGTTCCGGATCCGCTTGACGTAGCCCTCAACGTAGCTCTCGCCGGTTTCTCGTGTGGGTTTGAAGTCAAAGCAGCGAACACGCTGTCCGATGAAAAGCATGGGTTTCTCCGTGGCTGAGAAAGATGCAGGATTGCATCTAGGCGGGCACCCGAAGATGTCCGCTCCGTTGCAATCAGGCAGCTTCAGAGGAGAAGATCTCGGCCTGGGCGTGGATCTCGCGCAGAGCCTTTTCCATCTTTGCAATGTGCTGCTGGGCCAACTTGAGTTTGTCAGCCATTTGCTCGGCCCGGTTCCGGTCAACCTTGGCGGCAATCACGCACTCGCCGTCTTTCCAGCCGGCACTGACCATTGAGACAACGCTTTCGATTTTTTTCTCCATCCGGCTGAGGGTCTGGAGATCTGCCGGGGATGTCTCGCTCATATCCCCGAACAGGGCGCTTTGAGCCTCAGCATCTTGTTTGGCTTGAACCGCCGCCCGGATCGCCTGGATGCCGCGGATTTTGCCGGAGGAGATCAAACGGACAATATCGCGCTGCTGGTGGTGGGGCAGGGTGGCAATCCAGTTTGCTTCATGGGTCGAGATGTCGCCGGACCGCACAAGCGGCAGGATCGTTTCATCCAGCTTCAAGAGCGATGTGCGATCGGAGATCCGGCGCGGCTGGCTGATGCCAAGTTTCTTGGCCAGATCCTCAACCGAGTAACCGCGATCGAGCATGGCTTGAAACGCATGGGCTTCTTCCAGCGGGGAAATGTCGGCGCGGGACAGGTTCTCGACAATCGCGTTCACCGCAACCTCATCCTCGTTCATCTTGCGAACGTGAGCCAGGATGTCCTGGGCCTTGCCTTGCTCCTGCAGCAGGCAATGCGCCCGCCAGCGCCGCTCACCGGCAACAATCATGAAGGTGCCTTCGCCCTTCGGAACAACGGTGATGGGCTGCATCAAACCGTTTTGGTCAATGGACTGAGCAAGCTCTTGGAGCGCCTTTGGATCGAAGTCCTTACGCGGCTGCTCTGGGTTGCCAAAGATCTTATCAAGGGGGATTCGTTTCAGCATTTTCAAACTCCGTGGCTGAGGAATTTTGAGGGTGTTTTTTCTTTTTACACTATCAAATGAACCCCCTGCGGTACAGGAAAAGCGTCACAGAAAACCGTAAAATATCGAATAATTCCAACAACTTGCGGCGAGCCCTGGGGCCTCGGCGGGGACCACCTGCCGAGCTGGTTCGAATCCGGTAGCCGCTCCACAACCATGCGGGAAGTCATGGGACCGGCCTGGGGTCCACTCAGGTCGGAGGTTCGAGTCCTCAACCCGCTCCAAATTCAGGTCCCCATGTTCCAGTCAAACGAAGTCTTCAACGGCGCGATCCCGCCTGTTTGCATGATGCAAATCCTTAAGGCGGTCGATTTCTCAAGCTGGAACGGCTGCTATGTCGGATGCTCGGGGACCTTCACCTTCGAACGCGCCATCGGCAAACGCTGGCCACAGCTGGACATGCACGGCAATGACGTGTCGCTGATGTCCCGCGTCCTGGCAGGCTTGGCCTTGAAGCAGGAGGTTCCGTTTTCCTTCAAGGGCCGCCTGGCTCATTGGGAGAAAATCCTGGAGGGGCAGCCCTATTCCATTCGCGTTGGCGCGATGCTGGTGGCCTTGTTCGCCGGCCGTCTTTATGGCTCGGACAACGAGTACAACCGCCGTCATTTCCGCTACTACGAAACACGGCTGCTCGATTATGCCGCTACGGCCTATTCCCGGGCTTTGGCGCTTGCCGCCGAGCTGCGCCTGTCGTCTTACCATCACGGGGATTTTCGGGACCATCTGGAAACCGGAATGGCCAACGGATCCGGCGTGATCGTCTCCGCGCCCTTTATCGAGGGGTGGTATGAAAAGTGGTTCCGCTTCATTGCCGAGAACCTGGAGTACGAGGAGGCCGATTACCGTCTCTGGAATCCAGGGGATTTCCCGGAGCTGATGGAGCGCGTGGATGCCTCCGGTGTGCCCTATGTGATGGTTTACCGCGAAAACATCCCCGGCAAGCTGGCCTGCTACCACCGCATTGGCATGAAGCCGAGGTTCTACGTCTACTCCAACACAGCCGCATCGTCGGTGGTTGATCAATCCAGCACCGAAGCAGTCACTCCCTTCCGCTACAAGCCGGTGGACATTGATCGGATCACGGCAGACACCAAGGTTGAGATCCGCCGCTGCAAGGCCGGTTATGCCGATTACATCAAGTCGGTCTACCTGCAGGAGACCATTCAATGGACATCCGGTCCGCTGAATTTCCTGGTGTATCTGGATGACATGCTGGCCGGCATCTTGACCTTCACCCCGCCAAAGCACGGCATCGGCCCCTACAACAAGGGCGATTACCTTTACCTTTTGAGCGATACGGCCACGACCCGCTACGGCCGGATTTCCAAGCTGCTGGCCATGCTGGCGACCTGCAAGGAAGTGATCCACGTTGGCGAGAACACGCTCCTGCGCCGTCCGGCCCTGGGTGTCGTCACAACCGTGCGTTCCAATCAACCTGCCTCGATGAAATACCGCGGACCTTACAAGGTTCTGAAGCGGATGGAGGCCGATGAATCGGAACGATCCGGATCCCGCTACATCATCAACTACCACGCGCCCGTCCGCGAGGATCACCCGCAAGAGATCTATGCGGATTGGTTCAAGCGGTACTTCAAAGACGATCGGGCCCGGGAGGTCAAAACCAGCTATGGCAAATAACGAAGCGCTCAAGTCGAGCACCATCGAGGTCAACCCTCGCGATCTCCACCTTCTGGAGGTCAACGCCCGTCACATGCGCGAGCGCCAGTTCCATCAGTTGGTCGAGAACATCAAACGCGACGGCTGCCTGACATCCGCGCCCTTGGTCTATGAGGTCCAGGACAAGCTGAAGGTTCTGTCCGGCAATCACCGGGTGAAAGCAGCCGTTGCTGCTGGCTTGAAAAAGATCCACGTCATCCAGATCCACGGAGACCTGACCCAAGCCCGTCAAACAGCCATCCAGTTGGCTCACAACGCCATCACAGGCGAAGACGACCAAAACATCCTCCGCTCTCTCTATGAAAGCCTCGATGTCCTGGAGAAGAAATACTCAGGGATAACAGACACAGACCTGCAGCTCCTCGATGACCCCGATTTCGAAAAGCTTTCAATCGGAATGCCGAAGTACGAGGAGCTGGTCCTATCCTTCCTCCCAGAGGACAAGGACGAGTTTCAAAAGAAGTGGGACGAGGTGCAAAAACGCATCGAAAAAACACCCCACATCCTCGCTCGAATGAAGGACTACCAAGACTTCTTCGAAACAATGGTCCGGACAAAGGACACCAAAGAAATCGTCAACCAAGCCCTCGCAGTGCGCGCCATGATCGACCTGGCAAGCGAACGTCTCGATCAGATTGAGAAAGAGACCGGCGCTGACGAGGCTGACACTCACGCGGGAAAGACCGATGAAAAAGCGGCCTGACAACAAGATCATCATCGAGGCGCTGAAGGCGTCGGGCGGCATTATCTCTATGGCCGCGCAAAAAATCGGCTTTGCGAGGCAGACGGTTTCGACCTGGGTCAATGGTGATCCGGAACTGCGCGCTGCGGCCGATTCCTTCACCGACGAGATCCTGGACTTGGCGGAACTCAAGCTGATCGAGCTGATCCGTGACGGGGATCGGGAGGCGATCAAGTTTTTCCTGCGCTGCAAGGGCAAGACGCGGGGCTGGCACGACAAGCTGGAAGTCTCGACCGCACCTGGGAAACCGTTGCAGGTCGAAAACATCACTCAAACCATCACAGATCTGAAGAACCTGAGTGTCGAGGATCTGAAGGAGCTGGAGCGGATTTCCAAGAAAGCCCATGCAGATCCAGTCTCCCCAGCTCCTTGACCGTGCGATCTGCGAGCAGTCTCTTTACGATTTCACGCAGCGCGCCTGGCATGTGGTGGAGCCGGGGAAATTCGTCGGCGGATGGCATATTGAGGCGATATGCGCCCATCTGGAGGCGATTGCCCGCCGTCAGATCTCCAGGCTGATCATCAACATCCCGCCGCGCCACATGAAGTCGATCGGCGTCAACATCATGTTCCCCGCCTGGGTGTGGGGTCAGACGACTTCATTGGACAAGACTGGATCGCACACGCCCTTTATTCCAGACACCTGGCTTGGGCCTGGAACAAGGTTCCTTTCTATCGCGCACGGTGGAAATTTGGCGCTGAGAGACGCCAAGAAAACCAAAGCCTTAATCCTGTCGCCCTGGTATCAGGAGCGCTGGGGCGAAGTTTATCAGCTGGATCCGAACGAGCAGGCCGGTGGACGGTATTCGAACCTGTCCGGCGGCGCGCGTTACACCGGGTCTTTCTCCTCAGGGATGCTTGGGGAGGGCGGTGACATCGTCATCGTGGACGATCCGCACCCAGCCGCGGACATGACCGACAAATCCCGCGAGGATGCGCTTACCATGTGGTCGGAGACCATCAAGGGGCGTTTGAACGACACAGAAAACGGCGCGTTCATTGTCATTATGCAGCGCCTTCACGAGAAGGATCTGACCGGGCACATCCTGGCCAAGGAATCTGGCTGGGATCATCTGTGCCTACCGGCCTTTTATGAGCCGAACCACCCGCATCCAGTCAAATCCTCGATCGGGTTCAAGGATCCGCGCCGGGACAAGACCGTCAATCAGCTCCTGTGGCCCAATCGGTACTCGGTCGAGAAGATGAAGGAACGCGAGGTCGAGTATGGCCCGTTCGGGTCCTCCGGCCAGCTTCAACAGCGCCCAACCGCCCGCGAAGGCGGCCTGTTCCATCGGTCCTGGTGGCTTTATGCCGATGAGATCCCGCAAGACGGTGAAGTTCTGCGCCGCTGGGATTTGGCGGGGACCGAGGAGCGTCAAGGCAACGATCCGGACTGGACAGTCGGGGTCAAGATGCGCCGGACGCCAGATGGCCTTTACTGGATCGAAAACGTGATCCGGTTCCGCGAGGAGCCGCACGAGCTGGAACGGCGCTTACGCCAGACAGCTGAAATGGACGGCTATGCCTGTGCCCAGTGGATCCCGCAGGATCCGGGCGCTGGCGGCAAGATTACCTTCAACCACTATGCCCGAATCCTGTCTCCCTACACGGTCCGCAAGGCTCCAGAAGGCGAGCTTGGATCCAAGTTCAATCGCGCCGATCCCTTCGCCGGCCAAGTCAAGGCCGGGAACGTGATCTTGAAGCGCGCCGACTGGAATGCGGAGTTTATCGAGGAACACGCCATGTTCCCGAAAGCCTCCCATGACGACCAGGTGGACGGTGCATCGGGCGCATTTCACTGCCTCCATCAAGGCGAGGGGGGCGTGTTCAAACTGATCGGATAATTCATGGCAGATCCCACTGTTACCGGACCGCGCTATGACGCTCGGGCAGACGACTGGGCGTTGATTGACGCGCTCTTGAGTGGGCGCAAGGCCCTGTTGAACGAGGACTTCCTGCCAAAGCACGAGGCGGAAATGACCGCCAACTACGAGGCCCGGCAGAAGCGATCGTTCTTGTGGCCCGCGTTTGAGAACACCATTCGCGAGCTGACCTCGACCACCTTCGACCGGTCCATGACCGCCTCCGATGAAGGCCTGGACCCGGACTATGAGAGGTTCCTCACCGACGTGAACGGGGAGGGCGAGGATGTTAACCGCTTTGCCCGCCATTTCTTCGCCGGATCCCTGGCCAACGGGGTTGAGTACATCCTGGTGGATGCGCCAAAACTGGAGGAGGGGGCAACCCTGGCCGACCAGCGCGCAGCCGGTGTGACCTGGACCCGTGTACCAGCGTCCGCGCTCCTGGAGTGGCAGACAGCCAAGATCGGCGGCAAGACCCGGTTCGTCTATGCCCGGATCCGGGAGACCTACGAGGAACGCGATGGCTTTGAAGTTGTCACCAAGACCCAGATCCGAGAAATCGAAGCTGGCGAATGGCGTGTCTGGCGGCAAGACAACGGCTGGGCGGTTGTTGACCAAGGCACCTACGTGGTCGGCGGCAAACCACTGGAGTGGGTCCCGCTTGTCGCGTTCATCTGCGGGGAGCTGGAGTCCAATGGCAATGCGAAGCCGCCGCTTCTGACCCTGGCGGAGAAGAACCTGGAGCATTTCCAGAAATCCTCCGACCTTGGCAACATCATCCGCGTCACGTGTTTTCCGATGCTGGGCCTGTCCGGTCCGATCCAGCGGGAGACCGATGAGAACGGCAATCCGAAGGACATTGCCATTGGTCCGATGCGGCTGTTGCAGACCTCCGATGCCTCCGGCAAGTGGTATTTCGTGGAAGCCACGGGCGGCTCTGTCTCCAAGGCGGAAGACCAGATCCTGCGCCTGGAGCGGGAAATGCAGCGGCTCTCCTATGCGCCTCTGGTTCACAACACCGATGCGATCACGGCAACGGTTGCCTCGATCAACTCCTCCCGCGGTCATTCGGTCCTGGAGGCCATGTCGCTGGCGATGAAGGACGCGCTCGACCTTGCCCTGCAATACACGGGCATGTGGTTGGGCAAGGACATGGAAAAGGCTCCAACCCTGACCATCAACACCGACTTTGCCGCCATGATCGGCAAGGACGCGGAGCTGACGGCAATCCAAGGGGCACGGAACGCCAGAGACATATCGCGCAAGACGTATTGGTTCGAGATGCGCCGCCGGGGTGTCCTGAGTGCCAATTTCGATCCGGATGCGGAAGAAAAAGAGCTGGGATCTGAGGAACAGGACAGCTTTGGATTTGACACAAATGCCGATGTTTCCCGTGAAACATCCGACTCACAGACTGGCAATCCGGGCGGCAATGAATCGGAGAGCGGCGGCACACCGGAGTAAACCATGCCCAGTCAGAAGCTCGTTGACACGCTGATCTCGCACCGTGTTGGGGTCGAGCTTTTCTCCAAGGGGCAGATCAAGAAAATCCATGCCCTGTTGCAGGATGTCGCCGGGGATGTCCGCTCACAGCTTCTGGAGAACCTTCCAACATCTGGCCGGATGACGCCGAACAAGCGCAAGGCTCTGGAGCGTCTTCTCAAGAAGGTGGATGGCGGGATCACCGAGGCCCACGCAGCGATCAATGATCAGCTCTATGAGGCTCTGGCGGAGATCGGCAGCTTTGAGTCTGGGTTTTCCCTCGACTTCCTGTCTGCCCAGGCGGGTCAGCTTGGGATTGACGGCGGGATCGACCTGGAATTGCTCGATGCCAAGATGCTGAACCAGATCATTGAATCGGAGCCCTTGAACGGGCGTTATCTGAAAGACTGGTTCCAGGGGCTGGAAATCGGCCACCAGAACGAAATCCGCCGGCAGGTCAATATCGGCATGGCGGAAGGCGAGAGCCATGACCAGATCATTGCGCGTCTGATGGGCAAGAACAACGGATCCTCCACGCTGGGTCTGATGCGCGGCCGGGCTGAAATGGTGGTGCGAACCTCGGTCAATCATGTGACTAACCGGGTTCACATGGAGACGATCGACCGGAACAAGGACATCTTTCCGAAGTACCAGTGGATCTCGATCCTGGATTCGCGCACCACGCCGATCTGCCAGGGGCGTCATGCGTCCGTTTACCAGACGGGCAAGGGTCCGATCCCGCCTGCACACCCCAGCTGCCGGTCCACGATCATCGGCCTGTTGAAAGAGGACGACGGCGAGGACATCCCTGAATACAAGGACTGGCTGGAGCGCCAGGATCCGGACATGCAGGAGCGTGTTTTGGGCCCGAGCCGGTTCAAGCTGTTCCAGCAAGGCGTGAAGGCGGACAAGTTCATCGCCAAGGATGGAACCAAGATCACCCTGGCCGAGCTGGCAACCTCCAACCGGGCCGCGTTTCAAAAAGCGGGCCTTGGACGGTATGTATCCAAGCAGCCGGAGGTCGAGCGGGTCTATGGCACGATCACCAATTTCAAACCGGTCTCAGACAATACCTTGGGCAACCTGGTGGACCAGGACCGTATCTTCAACCCGGAAACCATGCTCGTAGAGGGCACTCCAGAACATGCTGCGCACCAGCGTTACATCGGCCCTGGATACCGGTCGATGAACGGGTACTTGCGCGGCGTTGATCCGGAGATCGACCCGAAGCGCTACGAAAAGGCGATAGACCCGGAAAACATCAAGAAGATTAAAACCCTTCAAAAGATGTTCGATCGGAGCGATGCCCGAATGCCAGCGGATGCCTACCTTTATCGCGGGCACCAAAGCATCCACAGCCTCTTGCCCAATCAGACCATGGAGATCTCGGACCTGAAGGGCGCGATCATCCGCGACAAGGGTTTCTTGTCCACCGCCACCTTGCGGGACGGCGCTGATATGTTTTTAAAATCCGGAGCGCCGGGTCAGGCCGTGTTTCGGTATCGGGTCAAGAAGGGGCATCCTGCGATGGCGGGCAGCTTGCGCGAGGATGAGATTATCCTTCCACCAGGCACGGCCCAGAAAATCACCAAGGTTCACTTCAACGGTGATTTTTGGGAGATTGAGGCGGACATCTTGCCATTTACGGACGTGATCAAGAAGGACGCACCATGAGCGAAACGAGCAGAGACCGGTTCGTCGGTAAAGCCTCCGACAAGCTCCAGGTCGAATTTCCGGATGGGACGATCACCGAGGGCAAGCAGGTCGTAAAGGCTGGGACCAGGGCCATTGTGGAGAACGGGGAACTGAAGGGCTTCAAGCGCAACGACTCGAAAGGCTCTTGAACTAATGCAGCTTTGGCGCGTAGATTCGGGCTTTCAAAATTGGAGGCCACGAATGTTCCGTTTCATTGCTGCTTTTTTGGTTCTTGCCACACCCGCTTTTGCTGCCAGTGACATTGATGGCACCTGGTCGGCTTTGAGCGGTCACACCGCTTTGACCCTCGACATGGAAGCCGGCCAGTATCGGCTGATCGAAAACACATCCATCAAAGACGGGGCAGTGACCCTGGAGCGCAAGGATGGCCCGGTCTACACACTCAGCCTTGACGGCGACGTTTGGACCTTGATCGTTCAGTCTTATGAACCGGGCAAGTATCTCAACGGCACGATGGCCCGGCAAGGGGCTCCGCTGCCAATGAATGTCCGTTTTACCCCATGACCGATAGCCCCAAGCGCTTCACCGTCATTGACGGGTTGATCGGAGAAAACGGAGAGCGGGTGCAAACCCAGCCGGAAACGTCTTCCGGTGCGCGGCTGCATCGCTGTCCGAAATGCTCTGAGGAGCTTGGGTTCAACTACGGAGAGCTCGCCCTGACCATAACGTCTCCCATGGAGGAGAAAGGTCACATCGTGGGCGGGCAATACCTGTGGGTCTGTGCAAGATGCCAGGCTCCTCGATTTTCAGGCGGGCAGATCCCGGAGGCTTTGAAACCTCTGGGCTCGTAAGGCTCGGACTCCTCCCCTCAGTCACCGCCTGACACTGGCCTCGGTTTTCCGGGGCCTTTTTTATTCGCCGGGAGCGGGATGCTCCCAAACCCTCCAAAACCGGAGACAACCCATGCCCCTGTGCTCGCGGGATGCGGGCGCACGGGCGCTGGCGCGGGATGCGCTGGAAAGAGGACACTATGCCACTTCAAGCCCTGGTCGAAGACCTGGAAACGATTGATGAGGGAATGCGCGATCTTTACCGCAAGGTCGAGGTCGATGACACGAACCCGCTTGCCGCCTTCAACGGGAAATTCATTCTGGACGTGCAGCCGGTCGCAGGCGTTGCGATCGACCACACCGAAGGCCTGAAATCCTCCCTGTCCAAGGCGCGGGGGGAACGGGACGATCTGGAGAAAAAGCTGAAGACTTGGGAAGGTCTGGAGCCGATCGACACTCGTGCCAAACTCGAAAAACTGGACAATCTCCAGAAGATCGACCCCACCAAGGAAGCGGACCGGCTGGCCGATGAAAAGGTCAACTCGGTCAAGGAAAAGGCGAAGCAGGAGCTTTCAGACGCGCAGGCCAAGGCGGCCGAGCGCGAAACCAAGCTCACCGCCCAGATCCGACATCTCATGCTCTCCAACGCGGCCACAACTGCCCTGCAAAAGCATGGCGGGAATGTGGAGCTCTTGACGCCCCATGTGGAGCGGCAATGCCGGGTGCGTGAGAAAGAAGACGGGACGTTCGTCACCGAGGTTCTGGACAAGTCCGGCGAGGTGCGCCTCAAGGACATCTCCAACCCCATGTCAATCGAAGATCTTGTTTCTGAAATGAAGGCCCTGGAGCCGTATTCCAGCGCGTTCTCAGCAGATTCCAGTGGCTCACGGTCCGGCACATCCGGAACGCCGTCAGGCGGCTCCGCAGGCGGCAACAATCCCTGGAAGAAAGACACTTGGAACCTGACCGAACAATCCCGCATTGCCGTGAACGATCCGGCCAAGGCCAAACGGCTGAGGCAAGAAGCCGGCGCTGCGTGATCCTGGGCGGCGCATCCTGTGTCTGGGATGATTACGCCGCCTTAAAACCTCTTGTTGGGCACCACTTCCTGATCGCGGTGAATCTCGCCGGGGTCATGGTTCCCGATCCCCTCCTGGCTTGGGTGACACTTCACCCTGAAAACCTGGGAGACTGGCAACGACAGCGTAAGGGGCCTCAGGCTCATTACGTGGTTACGCACCGCCGTACCCATGGCATCGGACGCACTCCCACAGTGGTCAACGAGAAATGGGGCGGCTCCTCCGGACTCTATGCCGTTCAAGTCGCGCTCGACCTATTCCAGTTCGAGAAGGTCGTCTTGTGCGGTGTGCCGATCGATCCCCATGAGGGGCACATCGACGGCGCGAACGATTGGCCGCACGGCCATCACTTCCGGGGGAAATGGAACTGGGCAGCGCCTGAAATCTCACCGTTTGTCCGGTCCATGAGCGGGTTCACCAAGGACCTGCTCGGCTCACCTGACTTTGATTGGCTACAAGGAGACCCCCATGGCCGAGACTAAACTTGCAGACCTCATTGTTCCTGAGGTCTTCCTGCCGTATGCGTCCAAGCGCACAGTTGAAAAACTTGCCCTGGTCCAGTCCGGCATCATGTCCGATCTGTCCGATGTTGCCACCATTGTGCAGCAGCGCGGCGGGATCACCATCCAGATGCCTTTCCTCTCCGATCTGTCCGGCGAGGAAGAAATCATGGATGACACGAACGACCTGACCGTGAACGCCATCGGTTCCGATAAGGACGTTGCAGCCCGTCTGTTCCGCGCCAAGTCCTTCGGTGCATCTGATCTGTCCGGCGAATTGTCCGGTGCCGATCCGATTGCCGACATTGCCGACAAGTTCGCGGACTACTGGGCCAAGCGTATCGACACCCTGGCATTGTCTGTTCTGGATGGTGCGATGGCGGCCTCCAACATGACTGGAAACGTCCACGACATTTCCGGCCTGTCGGGCGCTGCGTCCAATTTCGACGCCGAGGCCTTCATTGATGCAGGTGGTAAGCTGGGTGACATGCAGGATGAGCTGTCCGGTGTGGCAATCCACTCCGACACCTATACCTCCATGAAAAAGCAGGATCTGATCGACTTTGCTCTGGACTCAGAGGGCAACGCGACAATCCCGACTTACATGGGCAAGCGCGTGATCGTGTCGGACCGCAACACCAAGGCGACTGGCCCGGTCTACACATCCTACATTTTCGGATCTGGTGCTCTGGGCTTTGCTCAGTGGGATCCGGAGTACGGTGTGGAAGCTGGCCGCGAGCCTCTGAAAGGCGGCGGTATGGAGTACATCGTCCACCGCCGGAACTTCATCTGCCACGTCCGCGGCGTTAAGTGGGCACCGGGTTCCGGTGTTCCGGCCAAGCCGACCCCGTCCAATGCGGAGCTGGGTGATGGTGGCAACTGGACCCGTGTCTACGATCCGAAAGACATCAAGGTCGTGAAGTTCGTTCACACGCTTGGCTAAACGAGGCCCCACGTCCTGGAATGAGCCGGGACGTTCGCCGGGAGGGGAACCCCCAGAGTTACCCTCCCGGCACTCCTTTCAATTTTTACCCGGAGACCCATCATGAAGGGCTGGAAGAACCGGCGCGCAGCGCGCCTTGCCAAAAACGCGGCTCTGGAGGAAGAACGCCAGAAAATCCGTGAGATCCGCGCAGCCCATGCTCGAGGTCTGCCGGAGCCGGAAGCTCCCAAGCCGTTGGAGCCGATCCAAACTGGGGAAACTCCAGAGCTTCCGGATGATATCGAGATCGTTCCGAACGTCACCTTTGATCCCTCCCAGGACCTTGACCTTGTTCACAAGGGCAGCGGACGTTGGGCGGTCGAGCAAAATGGCGAGGTTCTGATTGGCCCGTTTACCGGCAAAGGCGCAAAAGCCAAAGCCGATGAGGCCAAGAAGGCGCTGCTGGAGGCCGCTGCTTCAAACGAAGACGCAGACGCCTCTGAGGACGGTGAACAGACCGACGCAAACGCTTCCGAGGATGGTGATGCCTCTAAGGGCGATGACGCTGGCACCACCGAAACCAGCGGTGAGTGATCAGGTCCACTTTGTGGCCGTCAATCGCGAGCGGGCCATAGCTCTGGATGATGAAGATAACATCTGGGACATCAAGACCTGGCTGTGCGATCGCGGCTGCTTGTCGGACCAGGAAGAAGCGGTGGTGGCCGTGGCTCACTTTGAGGGCTACTGGGCCAGCATCGACCTGTCCGATTTTGAAGAAGCAAAGCTGAACTAGGAGCCGCCCATGGCCTATGCCACATCCAGCGACATTTCCGATCTCTATGGTCTTGACGAGCTGAACCGGGCAGCGGACCGGGACGGGGATGGATCCGCCAATGCTGAGACCATCACTCGGGCGTTTGATGATGCTTCGGCTGAAATGGACGCTTATCTGTCCCAGCAGTACAATCTGCCGATCACGGTTTCCACGCCGCTCCTGAAACGCTTGTGCGTCGATATCGCCCTTTACCGGATGGTCCTGGAGTCAGGTCGTTGGACGGAAGAACACCGCACCCGGTACAAGGATGCGGTGTCGCTGCTTGAGAAGATCGCGGCCGGAAAGGCTTCGCTTGGAGCTGTCACGTCCGGGGAGGGGGATGAGGCGGAAACGTTGAGCCCCACCACATCCAGCGTCGTTAATTTGGCGCGCGGGTAGAGCGCAGCTCCTCAATCAGTTTGAGCTTAGCTGCGCGTTCACCTGCCAAAGCATCAACCCAGTGCATGGCCAGCATTTTCTTGCCATGACCGTTGAACGTGTCATCGGCCAATGTCTTGGCATCTTTTTCGGTAAACCGCTCCGCAGCTTCAATTGGCTTAGGCAACAGCTCGCACCCGGTGGTCCGGCGCTTGCCTTTGCCAGCTGGCTCAAACGTGTATTCGACAACCCAGTAATCGGGGGAAACAACCACCCAGGAATGAGAGGCAAGCGATCGGGATTGCCGGTGCCGCTCAAGAGCCGCGTCGATCTTTTTGATCCGCTCCACGGCGTACTGGATGCTGTCCTCCATCATCTTGGCAAAAGCCTCTTTTATAGCAGGGCTTTCAACAGTCTCGGACTGATTGGTTTGGCTGTTCATCTTGAATTTCTCCTTCGTGGCTGTGGTCTTTCGACCTGTTCGAATCTTATCATTTTTCGTCACTTACGGGAAATGAAAATCACATAAAATCAGAGGCTTACGAATGGAAATTCGCATTGAACTTGATGCCTCTGACATCGAGGCGTTCAAGGAACGGCTGAGGTCTCAATCCTTCAAGATCAAGATGCTGGAATCCCTCGGGGAGACCATGCGCGGACAGACCGTCAAGCGGTTCGTGACCAAAACGGGTCCAGACGGAAAGGGCTGGGCTCCCTGGGCGGCATCCACGGCGCGTCGGCGCAAGGGCGGATCCTTGATGGTCGATACCGGACGCCTTCGCAATTCGTTCTCGTTCAAGGTGACGTCACCCCGGCTGACCTTGGGCTCCAACGTCAATTATGCCCGCTACCACCAGTTTGGCACCAAGCACATGCCGGCGCGTCCGATGCTTGGCATTGGCAAGCGGGATCAAGCCGGGATCGAAAACACGGCATTGGCAGTCCTAAGGAGCATTTTGTGATGCAGCTCATGTTCCTCGTGCCGATGCTTTTACCGTTCTGGATGCTGGAAACGCTGATCTCACAGCAGCTGGACCTGAACCGGAGGATTAGCCATGAAGTTTCTCGCAGCCCTTTTCATCCTGATGATGTCGCCAGCCTTGGCCCAGGATTGCATTGACGACGAGCTTGTCCTTCTGGCCGATGCCTCCTACTCGATGTTTGGCGAGCCGTACCAGATCCAGCGCGACGGCTACGCCCATGCTTTCCGATCCTCCCAGGTGGTCAACCAGATCGAAGCGGGCGCTTGCGGGGCGATTGTGGTGGCTTACGTCGAGTTTGGCGCAACACCCCACACCGTGGTCCCGTTCACTGTCCTGCGCAACTACTGGGACGCGGAACGCTATGCCAGAGCCATAGAAACGGCTCCCATGCAGCCCACCGGGATGACAACGAACATTTCGGCCGCCATGACCTATGCAATCGAGATCCTTCACTCCAACGAGTATGAAGGCTTGCGCCGGATCGTGGATGTCTCCTCTGATGGCATCGCCAGCGAGGGCGGGCCGCCTAAAGACGTGGTGGTCATGCACGGATCCAAGTTCACCCCGTGGCACATGCGGGTGATCATCAATGGCCTGCCGATCATCCATCGACCCTCTGACCGTGAGCGGATCGAGGATTATTTCAAGAACAACATCGTCGGCTTTGGCGGACGGCTGTTTCCAGCCACTTCCCTGGAGAATTTCAGGGACGCAGTGACGCAGAAGATCGCACAGGAGCTGGGATGAGCAGCCTCACCAATTACTACGAGGCGGTTCTTCTGACCCTCGAAAGCGAAATCCCGGAGCTCCGGGAAGTGCGCGCCTACCGCGATGAGTTCGATGGCGACGATGTCCGGCGGATCGGTGTGTCCCTTCCGGGGGCCCTGGTGGCTGTGGACATGCCGGAAGTCATGTCGCGCACCGATGGCCGGGTCCGGGCCGATGTCAATGTGGCCGTGGCCGTCATGACCCGGGAAGCCAGCAACAGCGTCTCTGACATGCAGGCGATGGCCATTGCCGAGAAGATCGCGGTTCTCATTTATCAGAACCGGTTTGGCGGCACTGCTGCTTCAGATCCCGCCAACATGGGCGTCAACAACGACAACTCGGAGAAGACCCGGAAACGGGGCGTGTCCCTCTGGACGGTGTCCTGGACCCAGGGCGTCTTCCTGTCCGAGCTTGGCGACATTGTGATCCCAGAGCTGGAGTTCGTCACAGATGCGGACCTCTCTCCGGAGACGACAATCACATCATTGGGATCCATTCACGAGGAGCTTGGCAATGGAGACGGCTAAAAACGTATTGCGCATCATTCAGAAGATTGCTGCCGGGCCGTTTCTTATCGCTGGCTTGGGGTTGGTGATTATCGGACTGTGCATTGCGCCCAGGAAGAACGCCGACGCATTCGTGAAAGGTTTGGGCCAATCGCTTAACGGTCACGGGTGGCACAATGCGGGTTCCTGATCGGCTGGAAGATCAGATTGCCGAGCTGTACTTCCATGTTGCCGAGATCAATCGGCGGAACCGGAACAAGAGCCGGATTGGCAAGATCCAGGAAGTCGATCCTGCAAAGGGCCTGGCACGGGTTCTCCTGCGCCAAGACGACGGATCCGGCAATCCCTACCTGACACCCTGGATCCGCGTTCGCGAGATCGCCATGGGCAACGTCAAGGCGCATATTTTCCCGGTGGTGGGCGAACAGGTGCGGGTGGTCTCCGAAAACGGGGATCTGTCCGAGGCCGAAATTGATCACTCCATGCCGTATCAGGACAATCCGCGGCCGCATGACAAGGCCGGTGAAATCCGGCTCACGGTGAATGATGAAAGCTTTTCGCTCTTGGTGGATGAAAGCGGAAACATCACCATTGACGCTCCGAATTTCCGACTGACCGCTGATGACATTGAGATCAATGGTCCGGTCCAGATCAACGGGCCCAAACTCCATCACAACGCCAAGAACGTTGGCGATGATCACGGTCACGTCACAGCGCCTCCAGGTCCTGTCGGGCCGCCGGTCTAAGGAGATAGCCATGGGACTGCTGCTGACCCTTCTGGTCGCATTTATTGCATGTGCCATGGCCATAACCTGGCTTTTGCTGCCCTTAGAGGGAGAGGAGATCCGCCACCGATCGAAACCGAGAAACGGCTTTTCGCGCAAAGGGGTTAAAACCACCAAACAATGAAGCTGGTCTTTCAGTTTGGACGAAATCGGATATTTCATGTTGCAAATGGCAACATAAACGTGCGACTCCAGTGCTGCCAATCGTGGTGAAGGCATCGGTTACTTCTTCTTAAGCCTGGAAACACCGTGCCGCTTGTTCCCGAATGGTTGATAACAGCAGAGGTGGCGTAGAGTTCGGCTACTTCGATTTGTAATCGTTTGGTCGCAGGTTCGAGTCCTGCTCCTCCTACTTGGAGGGTAGCTCAGTTGGTAGAGCACAACGTTCCGGGTTCGATTGTTCCCCTCTGCTGTTTTCGCCGTTCGGCTAACCCCTCAAGCCATCTGGCGAGTGCGTGGCGCTAGGATCCGGTTACTTCGCAGGTTCGATTCCTGTCACCAGATTGTAAGCCCCCCAGGTCCATCAACCCTGGTTACGCCGTGGTGGTTACGGCTACCCGGTTTCGACTGTTCCCGCATTCTCCAGATGGCTTGCTCAACCAGGGAGCCGAGAATGCGTTTAAACACTGCCTCCAATATCTCTCGACCGCGCACCCATGAAGGGGGTCCGGCCCGGCATATCAGCCCGGAAGCCGCCCTGCGCCGGTCGGTCCTGTCTTGCTTGCTCTGGGAGAAAACCTTCTACGAGGACGGCAAGGACATTGCAGATCGAATCCTTGAGACCGCTGCCAAGTGTGATCCCGAGTATGTCCAGGAGCTGGCGATCGAGGCTCGCAACGTTTACGGGCTGCGCCATGCTCCCTTGATGCTGCTGCTCGATCAGATCCGCCGGGGTGGTCCGGGTGTGGCCGACACCATCACCAAGACCATCCGCCGCGCCGATGAGATCACGGAGCTTCTGGCCCTTTACTGGAAGGATGGAAAGCGGCCGCTCTCCAAACAGCTGAAGGTTGGTCTTGGCAAGGCGCTTGGAAAGTTCTCCGAGTACCAGCTGGCCAAGTATGACCGCGAGGGTCCGATCAAGCTGCGGGATGTTCTGTTCCTGGCACACCCAAAGCCCAAGGATGAAGATCAGGCGGCCTTGTTCAAGCGTTTGGCCAATAAGGATCTGGCAACGCCGGACACCTGGGAGACATCGCTGTCTGGTGGTGCCGACAAGAAGGAAACCTTCGAGCGGCTGATCCGGGAAGGCAAGCTGGGCTATCTGGCCTTGCTGCGCAATCTGCGCGGCATGATGGAGGCCGGCTGTGACCGGGAGCTGGTTCGCGATGCGATCATTGCCCGCAAAGGGGCCGATCTGGTGTTCCCGTTCAGCTATGTGGCAGCCGCACGGGCCTGTCCGCAGCTGGAGCCGGTGATTGATCAGGCCTTGTGCGAGGCGATTGCCTCCGGTCCGCGCCTGTCGGGCACGACCGTTGTCCTGGTGGACGTGTCTGGATCCATGAAATACGACAATGTTTCTGCCAAGTCGGACATGACCCGCCTGGATGCCGCTGCGGCTTTGTCGTCCGTGCTCAACGGAGACCTTCGGGTTTTCTCGTTCTCCAACGAGATCAGAGAGGTTCCGGCCCGCCGGGGCATGGCTGGCGTTGAGGCTGTCATCCGGTCCCAGCCGCATATGGGCACGTACCTTGGCAACGCTGTTCGGCGGATCAATGAGAGCGTTCCTTGTGACCGGCTGATCGTGATCACCGATGAGCAGTCTCATGACCGGGTTCCAGATCCTCGGGCTGAGAAGGCGTACATGATCAACGTAGCCAGCTACCAGAACGGGGTCGGCTACGGGAAGTGGACGCATATCAACGGGTTTAGCGAGGCTGTGATCCGTTTCATCACGGAAACCGAGAATGACCGGTGACGAACTCAAACAAGCAGGGATTGACCTGTTCGGGGAGCGCGGATGGCAGTCCGCGCTTTCCAAGCACCTTGGGGTCAATAGGACGCAAATCTGGCGCTACGTGACCACCAACAAGGTTCCAGGGCCTGTGGCTGCCGCGGTGGATTGCTGGCTGCGCTCGGGTCCTCCTGAAACTGGCGGATCTGGGGAAACGTCATGAGCAAAGTATTAGCCTTGCCTGTTCTGTTCTGCGCCTTTATCGATTTTCTTCTTTGGGTGGTCACGGATCGGAATATTACAGATTTCACGGCCATCTGGTGGCTGTTAGCAGCGACTCTGCTGGCCTTGGCGATCTTGTTTGACCTATCGCCGCAAGAGAGCCAGGAGACAAGCGACCATGACCCGGAAGATCCAAACAACCCATCATTTGTTTGGCAGAAAAAACCGAAGTGGCGGCTGAAACCAGACGGGAAGGGCACTTACACCCTGTATGAACTTAGCCCGACCACTGGAGTTTACTGGTGCCGTGAGTTGGAAGTCCGGGACGAAGACCACGCTCAAGAGCTGATCCACCAATACGAGCGGCCGGTAATCGATATCGGGGAAACAGCATGAACCAATTAATCCTCAAGGCTCGGTTTTTCGCAATCGGCGCGCATCAGGCCATCAATCATCGCCGCAAGTACACCAACGATTGCTATTCGCACCATCTGTTTGAGGTGGCGGCGAGGGTCGCTCGATACGGCGGGACGCCTGAAATGATCGCTGCGGCCTGGCTCCACGATGTGGTGGAAGACACCCAGGTCACTCACGAGCAGATTATCGGCTTGTTCGGTCCGAAGGTGTTCAACCTGGTGAGCTGGCTGACCGACGTTTCCAAGCCCCATGACGGCAACCGGAAGCGCCGCAAGGAAATCGACCGGGAGCATCTGGCCGCCGCGCCGGATGAAGCCCAGACCATCAAGTATTGTGATTTGATCGACAACACCAAGTCAATCACGGTTCATGACCCGAAATTCGCCAAGGTCTATCTGGCCGAGCGGGATGCGCTTCTTGAGGTGATGACAAAAGGCCTTCCAGAGCTGCGGCAGTTAGCGCAAGGGGTGGAGCGGCTTCACCGTACCAGCACTAACCCCATTCATCTTCACATCGACATGATGCGCGCTCCTTCGTACTTCAAAGAGTGCATCGCGGATCTTGGTATCCAATACCAACGCTGGGAGCCGCAGCCGATTGCGGATCAGATCAAGCTGGTGGATTGCCACAACATTCCGAAGACCTTGCCGGACTGGATGTTTAGCGAAGTCGAAGTGAGGTGAACGGCATGACCCTGAGCGTCGATCAGATCATAGCTGCCGTCCAGGCCGAGCTTATAAAGATGGTGGATCGTGCTGAGCCGATTGGCCTCGTGGTCGAGCACATAGACACAGAAAAAGGCAAGATCACAATCCGGCCGCCAGATCCCGTTCCAGTCTTCCACCTGAAAGAGGGCATAGACCGTGGCGAGGCTTATGCCCGTTTAAAGGAAGCTGTTTCCAAGGCGATCGAAGACGGGAAAAAATGAGGCGGACGGCATGAAGAACATTTTCGCCATCACAGTCAAGCCGGTGGATGACGGCACGGTGATCGAGCGTGGCGGTAAATCCGAGATTGTCACCAAGGGTCGCTACGTCATTGCCGATGATGAGATCTTCATGGAGCACTCGGACTACGAGGCTTTCAAGAAGGATCCGAACCTCATTTCCTGCTGAGACGATTCCCAAAGGTGGCTTTATGGACTACGACAAGAGCAAGTTGGACGCGCTCAAAGCTGAACTGAAAGTGGCTGTTGAGACGCCTAAAGAGGGGCCTCTTAAGGACTTCGTCGGGCAGCCATTGGCACCGGTTGATTACTGCCAGATCATTGACATGTTGATTGGCATCATTCGATCTCACGGTTTTGCCCACATTCCGCAAGTTCAAAACAATGATGGCCGGGCCGAGTTCTTGTTTATCGACGGGGTTCACGCGCCTTCGTTTACCACCAATGAATACAGGATTGATCTACCGCCTGGTATGAAACCGGAGGAGTGGGATGTTGGACTCTGACAGGCTCAAAGAGTTTTACGCAGAACAAGCGGTTCTATCTGAGAAGTTGCGAGAGCAGGTGTGGGATCTGCTTCAACCGTTTTTGGATCTACCGGTCGAGCAAGTTGATTTCAAACCTGTGACAGGCACGGTCGGTTTGACTGTCGAAGGGTGTGATCCTGGAGACATTCAGATCGACATCGACACCAAACGCTCGACTGTGAACATCAAGATGACGCTACCGGCTTCCACCGCCTCCTAACACCGACAACATTCCGAATTTCCAACCCGCTGCGACCTTGACCGGTCCGGCGGGTTTTTTCGTGTGCCCAACACAAGGAACCTTTGTGATGCCTAAGGTCATCGTGACGAAAGAGGGCGGGATCTGGAACGCCTGCCTGTACCACGGGAAAGGCGAGGTCTTCGACCACCCGAACCCGAAATGGCTTCTGATGGAGGGCTCTGTGCAGCTCGTCACGGAAGTCGAGACCATCAAGGACGCGCCGGTCCCGGAGACGGAAGACAAGCCGAAGCGCCGGTCCCGCAAGACGGTCAAGGCTGACGACTGATGGCCTATTCGGCTGGCCTGAATGCAGGCCGGGGCGCTGTGCTGTCCGATTGGGGGCACGTCGTCCAGTCGATCCGCAAGATCCTCACAACACCGATCGGCACCCGCGTGATGCGCCGGGAGTTTGGCTCTGAGCTGATGAGCCTCATCGACCGGCCCATGACCGACAAGAACGTGCTTGCGATCTATGCGGCCGTTGCTGTCGCGATCCTGCGCTGGGAGCCCCGCTTTCGTTTGAGAAAGGCCGGTGTGACCCAGGCAAAAGCCTCCGGCGTCGTGACGATCTCCCTGCTCGGTGAATACTACCCCAGAGGACACCTCGGGGACTACACGGTCGCTGAGGAGCGGCTGGTGAAATACGACCTGCCGCAGACCCTCGCGGCCTAAAGGATCTCCCTCATGGCTGATGCACCGTCCATTATTGATCTTTCAGCCCTGCCGGCCCCTGAAGCCATCGAGGAGCTGGACTTTGAAACGCTCCTCCAGGCTTTCAAAGATCGCTTTGCCACTGAATGGGCGGCCGCACGAGCGATCGACCCGAGTCTTCCAGACTATGACGTATCGGACCTGGAAACGGATCCTGTGGTTATCCTGGGACAAGCCTGGTCTTTTCTGAGGCTTCTGGACCGGGAACGTGTCAATGACGCCTACCGGGCACTTTTGGCTCCCTTTGCAGCCGGAACAAATTTGCAGGCCATTGCTGCGACCCGGGACATCACCCGTTTGACTGCGATTCCTGCCAATGGAGACGTCCCAGCTGTTCTGGAGTCCGATGAAGCCCTTTTGAAGCGGTTCTTGTACTCCTATGACCGCGCAGCTGCCGGGTCGGCCAACCAGCTTCTCTATGAGGCTTACACGGCCTGGCCCCAGGCGGCTGACAAGTCCATGGGCCTTTGGGATGCCCGCGTGAATGGCTGGGCTGTCCATGGACGTCGGGGGGATACCGATGTCGTGATCATCGGGCCGAATGGCGACACGCCCTCCGAAGGCAATCAGGAGCTTGTCCGCCAGGCTGTCACGCACCCGAGCGTCAAGCCTGAGGCGGTTTTTATCGAGGTGGTTCCGGCCACCCGCATTGAATACGAGATCGACCTGCACCTTGAAATTCCGGCATCGGGTCCGGCTCCTGATTTGGTTCTTGCCAATGCCAGGGACCGGGTCCAAGCCGCGGCCACCAGCCGGATCCTGATTGGGGGTGAAATCCCACCCGACTATCTTCCAGGGGCGGCTTACTCTGAGAACGTTCTGAAGGTCACGGACAACGCGCCTGTCACCATTGAAGCCGATCCATATTCGGTTCCGGTGATGACGAGCCTGACGATGACGATTGAGGTTCGTTCGTGAATGTCAATGACCTGACGCTGTTCAACTCGGATGTGTTCGAGGAGGCAGCGGCCACGGCCATGTCGGACGATCTGTCCGTTCCACTGGTCGCGGAAATGGGTCCTTACACGGCATCAGCCAAGAATCTTCCCTATCTGGCCGGACACCACTCTGTGGACTTCTGGTTTGATGATTGGGCGGAAAGCCGGAAGCGGGAGATCATCGCGCAGTATTCCGGTCAATCAACCACTTATCCTGGAGAGTCGCTGCCATCGCTGAAGGGCACAGCTACGGCGACGATCCGATATCTTGAATTTGCGGACGCGGTGATCCTCGACAAGGTTTCTTATCCGCAACGGGTCGTTCTGGGTCGATCCATTATTCGACGGGCTCCCATTGGTCATCCGGCCTATGCCGCCCGCCACCTGGTCAAGGTGGAAACCACAAAACCACCGAGAGCGGCTGTTTGCGGGCGGGGCGTTATTGCCCGGTCTCCTGTCAAGACACCCAGCCGCACCCTCATCGAGCGCACCCGTCTAGCAATGAAGACCGCGAAGGTCCCAGGCACCGAATATCGCGTGGATTGGGCCCATAAGCGGGTGATCAACATAGACGATCAGATCAGCATCGACGGGGGTTTCAAGCTCGGCCAGTACATCGACCGAACAAGGCTCTGATCCATGACAAAACTGATTGAGTTCACCGACGCCGAGGTCATCGAAGCGCCGGACCTGGAAGCTATTTCCGCAGCGGCCCGTGAAGGGGACGAAAACATCGCAGGCGGTGCAATCGGATACCCGAACCACCACGCCGAGTTTGCCATCCAAACCCCATCTGCGTCCGTTGCCCGAATTGGCGAAGGCCGGCTGTTCAAGAACGGTCAGGTGTTCGACAACGATGCGGATTTTGACCTTAATCTGATCGAGTTCCTGCCTGTCGTGACGGGCGACCAGAAATATATTGCGATCCTGGTGCGGGGCGTCGAGGAAACGGACCCGGAAAACCGGTTCATCGAAACGGACGCGGATACCGGGGATACCACGCTGACACCGGTCCCGAAGACGACAGCGCGCAAGTGCAGCTTTGTCGTCCAGCAGGGAATTTCCTCGCCTGCGCCGGCGGTCAAGCCGTCGATTGCCGAAAGCGACTGCGCGATCTGTTTTGTGCTCTTAGGCACGGCCGGAATTATTCAGGTCGAGTCCTCGAACGATCACCGGGTGAAGACTCTCTACGAGGTCGAAAACCGCGTGGTCATTCTGGAAGCGCAGATGGTGGTGGCGTTCAGCCGCACCCAGACGCTCCAGACCGATCTGGCAAACCTTCAGTCGCAGCTCAAGGACTTCAGCCGAAAAGACATCACCCGCCAGCTGCAAGTGGATATGGCGCGTGTCCGCAAGCTTTTGTCCCTGCCGGACGCGGCCCGCTCTTACCTCTATGACCCAGGCTTGATTGAGGCTATCTGGAGCAAGACTCATGCCGATTGGGACGCTCGCGTTGACGAGGGTATTCGCTTTCCGCTTGATGGCTTTGAAGATGCTCAACTGAACGTCACTGATCCCGGCCAGACCGGCATCAAGATCACCGATGGCGTCATGCTTCTCGATTGGGAAGAAAACACCATCATTGAAGTGGACGGCTCCGGTTCCACCAAGAACATCTCGCAGCAGGTTCACACGGTTCAAACACCAGTGCGCCGAACGGTTTCTCGGTCCTCGACTTCATACGGGCCGACTGTCGCGGTGTGCGGCAACACGTCTGAGTACAACGGTTTTGACAGTGCCGCGACCGGACAGACCTTCCAGAAAGCCGGTCAAACCTTCCAAAAGGTTGGCGTGATTAACGCTCAAAATGCGGGCGACAACATCAACGTCAGCAATTTCAACGCCTCTCACGGCGGTGGGTATGACACGGACCGGATCATCGCGCACAATGCGATGCCGACCAACGACACAACCCACCGGGCGATCTATGCCGCTCGTGCGGTCATCCACAACACATGGACCCAAACCTATTGGGACATGGTTACGGAGACCTACGGGGTGAACGGCTCGGTCTACGCGCAGACGTTCCTTCTGACCCAGCCGATGATCTTGTCCTCTATCGAGGTCAAGTTTGACCGGGTTGGTAATGACGGCGATGTCCAGATGATCCTGGCAGAGGTTGCGCCGACCGGTGAGCCTCTGTTTGACAACGCAATCGCGGTCACAACGGTTACTCACGCGAACCTGTCAAAGGGTTGGGTGTCATTCCCGTTCACGCCGCGGTATCTCGACCCTGGCAAACGCTACGCTTGGATCACTGTTACCACAGGCAACCACTCCCTAAACACGGTGACAGGCTCTGAGTACACCCAAGGCACCTTGTTCTGGTCAACCGATCAGGCATGGTTCCAGGGCGCACCGGAAGAAGACTTTTGCTTCAAGGTCAATGCGACCCAGCATACCCATACTCGGGCGCAGGTGGTCTTTGATCCTCTGACGCTCGCTGGCGGCATGACGGAAATCAAGCTGCTCTATGAAGCCTGGGCTCCGGAAGGCACGTCGATGGTCTGGGAGGTCCGGACATCTGGCACAGATCCGTGGCAAATGATCCAACCGGAGACGGACTCTTACCAGAATCCTCTCCGTAACCTGCCGACCACTTGTCAGCTTCGCCTGACCATGATCGGCACATATGGGTTGTCCCCGGCGATCATCTTGAATACCGAGGCTCGGGGTGAAACCCGCCGCCACAAGTATGACGGAATGGGCGTTACCAAGATCCTTGATTTTGGCATCACGACCACATCCATCGACGTGGAAATCTCGCTCGACCGTTGGTCGGACGCTGAACACACCTTTGTCCCGATCATTGACGTGGCCGGGACGGAGTATGCGGCGAACGCTGTGACCATCACCGAGGATGTCGAGAAACCAGATCGGCGCACCGTGATTGCGGACTTTACCGTCCCGAGCACAACCAGTGCGCGGCTCAAGATGGATATGGCGACCACCGACATCGAGAAGGTCTTTTTCGTTGAAAACGTCGCGATCTACGCGAACTGAGGAACACCATGACACCGTTCGAGATCCAGGACGAGGCCAGCTACGATGTGAAGCTGGCTGCCGTTGTTGTGCGCGGGAGCCGGAAACTGCTCCCGCGTGACAAGCACATCTTCAAGGGCTCTGTGATCCGCGAGATCGTGGAGACATATGGCTGGGAGGCGATCCATGACGCTACCGAGCGCAGCAACTAACTATCAGGCCCCGCCGTCGATGAACATCGACAGGGCAACCTGGGACGGTGTGATGCTGTCCATTGCCAACCGGCTGGCGGCATTGGAAGCGACCGAGGCGGACTATGATGCAGTCGTAGCTCAACTCCAAAGTCAGGCCCTTGCTGTCATCACGGCGACGATCACAGACGAGATCAACGCGCAGCGCGTAAATCTGACGCAGCTGGAAAACGACTTTGGTCTTTTCGAGGCGGCGTTCAACCAGCTGATTGCTGGCGGTGTTGACGCCGATCAGGTTGTTCTCGACGCCATCGCTGGGTTGACTGCGACAGATGTCCAGTCGGCATTTGCCGAGGTGCTCGGCAATATCCCGGTCAAGGCATCTGCGGCCGAGGTCACGACAGGCGAGGATAATGCGAAGTTCGTGACACCTGCTGCGTTGTCTGGGCTCTCAGTCGGCGGGAAGGCCGAGTTCACTGCAACAGGCGCAATTACTGCTGGTGATCCGGTCGCGTTAAACGATGACGGCACGATCAGCGTTGTTGGAAATACGGTTGTCGCGGCAAATGCAGGAACACCGGTTCAGTTTACGACGAGCGACATAGATAATCCACGGATTGTCTATGATACGGTCAACAACAGGGTTGTGATTGTTTATCGAGACATCACAAATTCAAGCAATATCTATTCTGTTGTTGGCACAGTCAGCGGCACTTCGATTTCTTTTGGAACACCGGTCGCTGTCGGAACAATTGCCCATAACAAAGCCCAGCATGACGCTTTGGTCTATGTCCCGTCACTGGGAAAGCTTTTGGTCTGTTACGGATACAACAACAGCCTGCGGTGTGCTGTTGGAACCGTGAGTGGAACATCAATCACATGGGGGGCTGAAAACAACATCACCCTCTCGGAGATCACTTCAAGAACAAGATTGGTTTATGACGACGCAACAGACACAGTGGTTGTGTTCTATGACCAAACGACTGCTGATGATCTATATGCGGCCCTCGTTACAATCTCAGGCGACACCGTTACCCTCGGCACTCCGCTTTTGATCAACGAAAGTGCAGCAGACAACTGGATCTGGGCAGCAGCCGGGAACGGCACGGTGTTTATTATTTATGAGGCAGGCAGTAACGACAGCTTTGCTCGCCTTATTAAGATCGACGGCTCAACCTTAACCGCAACAACTGCCGAGAACTTTTCTCCGTTCGAGGCCTGGGGGTGGGCGGCAACCGGGTACACCAACTTCAACACCGAAACCGGCATGGTGTGGCATCCAGATGAACAATGTTTTGTGGCCGTTTGGGTGCGATCTAATGATGTATATGCGTTTTGCATTTACCCGAGCTTAGACGGAAAGCATTTTGATGTGACCCGCCCTTTCCCGGTCGGAATTGCAGCCAGAGCTGACACATCTCAATACTCCCTTTGGCCTTGCTACAATCCCAATACCAATCGAATATCTGTCGTTTATCAAGACCACATCACTTTTTACGCCACATCATTGGAGTTGAAGGTTGAAAAAGGCATGGTTTCGGAAGGCACCCGCACCATCCTGAATGCGGAAGACAGTACACACTGTTGCGGTGTTTATGATCCAGACAGCGGCAATGTTGTTGTTGCTTATTGGGATGACGCAGACGGCGACCGTGGGCAAGCGTTGGTCTTCACAGCCCCAGCGACACACTCCAACGCTCGCAAGTGGATTGGCATTGCCTCAGAGACCGTTGCGGATGGCGCAGAATGCAAGGTTGATATTGTTGGCGGCGTCAACGAGAGCCAAACCGGCCTTACGCCGAGCGCCGACTACTACCTTGCAGATGACGGTTCACTGACAACGGACCGAACCCCGTACAAGGTCGGCAAGGCGCTTTCAGCAACTGAAATCCTGATCGGAGGTGAAGCATGAAAGCTGTAATCGCTCTCAGCGATGGCCGGTGCGCGCACCTATTTCCAGATGATGCGGTTGTGTCTCTTGCCGCTGATAAGCTGGAAAGCCCGATCCTGGCGTTCGGAGTATCTACGGCAACGCATGAAGTTGTCACCGTGCCGGAGCCGCCATCAAGGCCACACAACGCCTATGGGTGGGTCAGTGACGCCTGGGTGATTCTCAATCAGGCGAAGGTTGACGCGGCCCTCGGGCTGGCGAAGGCCGAGCTGAAAGAAAAGGTCAACGCGATCCGCGATGAAAAGCTGGCCCTCGGGTATCCGCACGACTTTGGCCCGCCTCACGGGGTGAAGACGCTGGACACCCGCACGGAAATCGACCGGACAAACTGGTTGGGTGCCGGGCAGCTTTACTCTGCTCAGATCGCGGAGGGAAATGGTGCTGTTGTCGGAGCTACATTTCGGACTGCCGACAACACCAACATCACCCTGACGTTTCAGGACGCCCTAAGCGTGATCCTCTCTATGGGGGTTTACACCGGGTTTATCCTGTCAACGTCTTGGTCTCTCAAGGACCAGATTGAGTCTGCTCCCGACCCTGCCGCCTTGGCGGCCATCGATATTACGGCGGGCTGGCCATGACCCTCGGTTGGCATCTGATGCAGATTGGCCGGGCTTTGTCCCGGCTTTTTAATGCCGTAACGGGCGGGGAGGGAGATACCACCACTTCCGCCTATGTCTACAAACAATCCCTTCTGGGAAAGACCAAACTTGGGATCCCAGGACGTGCCTGGGTGTCGGTGATCGACTTCGTTCTTCGAGACCCCGGTCATTGTCTTAGCGCCTACCATTGGCACCTGGAGCGAAACTTGTTCCAGGACGATCTCTAACCCAACCCGCCCTTCGAGGCGGGTTTTTTCATGCCCGAATCCGGCCCTTGGGCAAGGCCTGAAAGCAGCGCTGGAAGCGCCGCGTCCCTCAGATGGAGCCCAAATATGGTGGACATTTCGTTCAATCACGGCGTCCGGGTTTTCGAGAACAACGAGACCCCCGTCCTCATCCGCGTCGATCAGTCTGCGGTCGTTGGCATTATCGGCACTGCCGAGGACGCCGATGCCACAGCATTTCCACTCAACACCCCGGTCCAGGTCCTTGGCAAACCAACCGAGATCGCGAAGCTCGGGGATGCCGGATCGCTGAAAGACGCGATCGACACGATTTTTGATCAGATCTACTGCCCGGTGATCGTGGTCCGCGTGACCGAAGGTGCCGACACCGCAGCAACCTGGTCGAACATTGTAGGCGATGTTACCACCCAGACCGGGATCCATGCCTTTGAAAAGTGCGAGGCTTTGGGGCTTTACAAGCCGCGGCTCCTGCTTGCGCCTGGCTGGACCTCAACCACCCCGAACGACGGTGTTCTGTCGGTCGCCCTGACCGCAGCCGGCACCGGCTATCCGACCACGGAAGGCGCTGTCCGCGTGACATCTTCCGGGGACGGGGACGGGTTTAAGGCAACCCCAGTCGTCAACTCTGACGGCACGATTGCCTCGATCACGATTGATACCCCAGGCTTTGGATATTCCACGGCTCCCACCCTCACCATTGAGGGCGGTGGCACTGGAGCCACAGCAACGGCCATCACGGACGGAGACACGATCACGGATGTGGTCGTGACCAACCAGGGTGCGTTTTACTCTGGCACCGTTTCGGTGGCCTTCTCCGGGGGCGGAGGCACGGGCGCAGCCGCGACTGCGACCGTAACCGAAGGCAAGATCACCGCGATAGACGTTACGTCGCCTGGCTCCGGTTACACCTCCGCCCCAACTGTTACCCTGACCAATTCTGTCGGCACTGGCGGAGCGGCAACGGCCTACTTGGGCAATGCCGCCAACCCGGTCGTCGCAGAAGCGGCAGGTGTTGCGGAGAAGCTGGGTGCGATCTTCTATGCCGATGGTCCGGACACCACGGACGCGGCTGCTGTTCAGTACAAGAACGTCAACTCGTTCCCGCGTGTCTTCATCTGTGATCCGAAGGTTCTGAAATGGGATACCGGCACCGATGCCTATGTGGCGCAGCCGTCTTCTCCGGTGTTTGTGGGCGACCAGGCCCGCACCGATAAGGAGTTTGGCTTCCACCACGCTGGGTCCAACCACATCGTGAACGGCATTGGCGGGGTGAACCGGCCGATCGCACTGGGCATCCAGTCCAACTACCTCAACGAGAACCGGGTGAACACCATCGTCAACTACGATGGCGGGTTCCGTACCTGGGGGGTCTGGCTGTCGGGTGGATCCTCGCTCTGGCAATTTGTTTCGGTGCGCCGTGTCGCGGACATGGTCAACGAGGCAATCGAAAAGGCTTACCGCGAGTTCGTGGACAAGCCGTTTTCCAAAGCCAACCTCAAGTTCATGGTCGAGAGCGGGAATGCCTTCCTGCGCAGCCTGGCACAGCAGGGCTACATCCTGCCGGGTGCCAAGTGCTGGATCGATCCTGAAAAGAACACGGACGCGGAAATGGCCCAGGGCATCATCCGCCTGTCCGTTCGGTTCGAGCCACCGGCTCCGATGGTCCAGATCGACATCGAGGCCTACCGCTGGATCGCGTCTTACACGCTCCTGCTCGATCAGGTCGTGCGCGAGATCGAATCCGGGTCGCTGGCAGCGGCCTGATCCTTCCCCCTTTCAGTTTCTGAATTAAGACGAGGAGACCAGCATGGCTTCTGAACTTCCGGGCTACACGCTCCGCAATTGCACCATCTTCGTGGATCGTGAGTCCAAAGCCGGGCAGGCGTCAGAAATGACCCTGCCTGTTCCGACCGAGAAGGTCGAAGAAATCCGCAACGCGGGCATGGTCATGCCCATCGAAGTCAAGATGGGCTACGAGCTGATGGAGCACACGTTCTCCTTCACAGCCTTTGACCCCAGCGTCCTGCAACTGTTTGGCCTGAAGATTGGCGATGAGCGCGAGTTCATGGTCACAGGCGCATTGGCGGACGAGGACGGCACCGTTCACAACGCGGTCGCCTATGTGCGCGGGTTTCTGAAATCAGCCGATGCCGGGTCCTGGACACCCGGCGAAATGGGAAGCACCTCCTTCGCCGTTTCCATCCGCTATTACAAGCTGGAAGTGGACGGCGTGGAGATCTTCGAAATGGATCCGTTCTCCGTCTCCGTTGGTGGCACCAACCAGACCGAGGCGATCCGCAACGCTCTGTTGCTGAGCTAAGGACCCTCCATGTCAAAGATCATCAAACTCTCTACCCCCATTTCTCACGACGGTAAAAGCTGGGACAGCCTGGATCTCCGGGAAGTCGAGCTCGGTGACATGATCGCCGCAGAGGCGATGGGGGGCGGGAACCTCGCCCAGATGTCGGTGATCCTGTCCTCGATTTCCGGTGTGCCGGTCCAGGCCATCAAGAAAATGAAGGGCAAGGACCTCAACCGCATCATGGATGAGGCCGGGGCTCTCCTGGGAAACGCTGGGGAGGCTTAACCGGCCTCTCCCAAGCCGTGGGCCGCATTGCCCACGTTCTGAATACTCCACTCCCGCAGGTGATTGAAATGTGCCGGACCCCCGAGGATCTGGCGCACTGGATCTCTGTGGCTAAGCAGGTCTGGGACGAAACACATGGCGGACATGAACGCAAAGCTCGTCCTGGAACTGGTGGACAAGGCTTCAGGTAAAGCCAACCGGATCATGAATGGGCTCAATGGAACCCAGCGCAAGGTCCAGGGGACACAAGCAGCCATGGCGGCATCGGCCAATCGGACCGCGGCCGGCATGGGTGTGATGGCCGCTCGTCTTGCAGCCATTGCCGGGGCCTATGTCGGGTTCCAGTCCACTATTGGCGCAGCCATGAGCCTTGAAACGGCTATGGCCGATGTTGCCAAGAAAACGGATTTGTCGGCCGAGCAGCTTTTGACCATGAAAAAGCGGCTGACGGACATGAGCCGCACCATGCCGCTGGCCACCACTGAGCTGGCTGAATTGGTCGCCATGGCCGGTCAGTTCGGAATTGCCTCTAAAGATCTTGAGACCTTCGCCCTGATGGCCGCCAAACAGGCGGTTGCCTTTGACATGGGTGCTGGCGAAGTCGCCACGCAGATGTCGAAGATCCGGAACGGGTTCAAGCTCACTATTCCAGAGCTGATCAATCTGGGTGATGTCATCAACGCTACCGCAGACAGCGCCGGTACATCCGAGCGCGATCTGATGACCTATCTCCAGCAGGTCGCAGGCACGGCCAACTCGGCAAGGATTCCAGCTGAGACCATGGCGGCCTATGGCGCGACCTTGATGGAAGTCGGCATGGGGGCCTCCAAGGCGGCCACAACCATGAACGCCGTCATGGCAAAGATGGCCGGAATTGGGAAGAAAAAGGAAGTCGTTCGGGTCCTCGACCAGATCGGGGGCGAGGGCTATTCCGCCAAGCTTCAGCAGAAGTTTTTTGATACGCCCGTTGAAGGCATGAAAGAGTTCTTCAACGTCGTCAAGAAAATGAAGATCGAGCAGCGAGCTCCGTTCTTGATCGAGTTCTTTGGCCTGGAATACCAGGACGAAGCCTCCATCATTGCTCAGCAGCTCGACACAATCACAGACCGGATTGAAAAGCTGGATGATGCGGCCAGCTATGCCGGATCAGTAGACAAGACCTTTGGGATCTTTTCCAACACCACCGCCTCCCGTCTGAAGATCCTGGGGAACAACTTCCGCGCCTTTGGGATCATGCTGGGCGAAACAGTCATCCCGGCGCTCTCTGAGCTGTCCCAGTCGCTGATTGATATCCTCAACCCTCCCGAGGGGCGGGCGAATATCTTCGACGCGCTTGGGGCATCTTTTAGCAGCTTCATGGAAGGTCTGACCGGCGGCCTTGGCTACGAGACCGGAACGATCCTGGAGCGGATCGACCAGATGATGAAAGACATCTTCCTGCTTCCTGAACAGGGGCAGGATCTTGTCGATCGCTTCCAGGGTATTCGCACAGCAGCTGAAGGGTTTGGAGAAGCCATTGGAAACGGCGCATCCGCCGTTGCAACTCTTGCTGCCAATGTTCAGCAGCTTATCCAGGCCTTGCATGATCTGAACCCCATCCTGGGAACGGTTGCCGGCGCAGCAATCGGACTTGGAGCCCTTTATGGTCTCCGGCATCCGTTTAAGGCTGTCGGAGGGATTGCCAAGGCGATTGCCCGGGTCGGCGGCAAGACACTTGGCATCTTGGGGGCCGGGGGCGCTGGCGTTGCAACGGGTGTTTCCCAGGGCATGACAACAGCGTCGGCGGGCGCAGCAGGAGCCTCCAGGCTGGGAATTGCTGGCCGGGTAGGCGGACGGCTCTTGGGGGCCGTTGGGGTCGGAATGTCCACCTATGATCTGGCGAACCGGATCTATGGGGACTTCTTTACAGAAAACGGCCGGACCAAACAGATCCTGGCCGAAATGTATAAGAACCTTGAGACCAACGCCAAGGAATCTCCTGCCGATTACATGAAGGGTTTCAACGTCCTGGGTCCGGCGGAAAACCGGATTACAGGCGGGGGTCTTTCCCAGTCGAGCTTTAACTCCCGCTTTGGAGCTGGCTTCGACGGCAAGAGCGAAGTGGACATTCTGAACACCCCGCTTTCGACCAAGGCCGAGGGGGTTTCCGATGTCAACGTGACCAACCCGATGCCTGCACCCGTGATCACCAACAGCATCACGGTCTATGCGACCACGAACGCCACTCCGGAGGCGATTGGGGCTGAGGTGTCTGAACAGGTGGGCGCTGCAACCTCGCAGTCTCTGCGCTCCACATTCACAGATGGGCTTTGATCATGGCTGGACCGCAACCAATGGCCCTGGGGGCCTACACGTTTGAGGCTCTGGGATTTTCGTTCCAGGACATTGGCCGGGACGTGTCCACCCCTTGGGCACAGCTGGCTGTTGCCTCCGGGCATGATCAGCTCCAGTGGACCGGGCCCAAACAGGAAACTGTGACCATCAAGGGCGCGGTCTTTAACGAGGAGTTTGGCGGGCAGGAGTCTTTGGATGGGATCCGCCAGTCTGCCTTGTCCGGTCTGCCGATGCCTCTTGTGGCTCTGACCGGTGACGTTTTCCCCGGCACCTATGTGGTGGAGGGGATTTCGGAAGATCGCAGCTATTACACGGGCTCCGGCGGGGCGCGCAAGAACGCCTACACGATCAAGCTGAAGCTCTACACCGGGGCCTTGTCCGGTGTGCCGAGCGTCCTGAGAGGGTTGTTCTGATGTCCACCATCTACACCACCCGCCAAGGGGAAATGCTCGATCACATCTGCCACAAGTTTTACGGCGATGAGTCGGGCACCGTTGAGAAGGTCCTGGAGGTCAACCCGGGTCTTGCGGATCTGGGGCCGATCCTCCCGCCCCGCACCAAAATCACCCTGCCGGCCATTGAACGGGACACGAGCGCGGACCTGGTCACGCTCTGGGATTAACCATGAAGCCAGTCATAAACGTGTCGGTCGGGGGAGCGCCTGTTTCCTCCGCCTTCTACTCGCGCCTTTTGACGGCAACGGTCACGGATCAGGAAGGCCACAAAGCGGATACGTGCCGGTTTGAATTTGCCGATGATCCGCCTGCTGCGATTCCGAACCGCGGCTCGATCATGACCGTTGCCATGGGCTATGAGGCTCCCGTCTTTATGGGGGCCTTTACCGTGGACGAGGTCGAGGTCGAGTGCTTTCCCTTCAAGATGTCGGTGTCTGGAAAATCGGCCGACATCCGCAAGGAGATGAAGACCAACAAGGAGCGTCACTGGGACCAGAAGACGGTCCAGGACGTGATTTCGGAGATCGCGGGTGAGCATGGGCTTTCCCCGGCAATTTCCGGGGCCGTGGGCTCGCATCTTTACGAGTGGCTGGGTCAGCAGGACGAAAGTGATCTGCACTTTCTGGAGCGCCTTGCCAGACGCCACAACGCACTGTTCGCCGTCAAGAACGGTCGGCTGGTTTTTGCCGAGCGTGGATCTGGGTTGTCGGTCTCCGGCCTGTCCCTTGGCGGGACTGTCATTACGCCGGACAAGATCATCACTGGATCCTGCCGGGTGCAGTTCAAAGACCGCTCCCAATACAAGGACGTGGTCGCGTATTTCGATGACAAGGACAAGGCTGAACGTGTCGAGCTCAAGGTCCAATCAGATCCGCAAGGCGCAGCGACCTATCGGTTGGGGGAGCCATTCGGGTCACAGGCGGAAGCCGAAAAAGCGGCCAATTCCAAGGCCCGAGATCTCAAACGAGGAATTGACAGAGTCACTGTCACCGTTGTTGGAGACCCCGCAATCCGAGCCGGAGGACCCTTAAGCTTTGCCGGGGTTCGTCCAGGTGTGGACGGTCTTCCATTCATCATCGAAACGGCGAAGCACGTTTTTTCAAAATCCCAAGGCTACCGGACACAAATCACGGCCACGGGTCAAACCTGATTGGAAACAAAATGCTTGGTAAAGGACGCGCCGAGGCCATCTCGAATCGCGATATGGAGCGGCTTGCCCTGGAGCTGGGCTGCCACCCCGCGACATTGGAAGCGATTGCGGACGTGGAATCTGCCGGCTTTGGCTGGTTCCGGGACGGGCGGATCAAGATCCTCTTTGAAAAGCATTGGTTCTACAAGCTTCTCAATGCCGCCAATCGCAGTGTGGCTGTTCGTATGGGCCTGGCCCGTCGCAAGTGGATCTCACCTTCCAAGGGCGGCTACAAGGACCAGAAGACGCCGGATCAACGGTATGAGCTTTTGGCCGACGCGATGGAGATTGACGAAACGGCGGCGCTCCAATCCATCTCCATGGGCCGGTTCCAGATCATGGGGTTCAACTACAAGACCTGTGGCTTTGATAGCCCGCAGGCCATGTGGGAGGACTTTCTGGATTCGGAAGTGAAGCAGCTGGAGGCTTTCGCCCGGTTCCTGGAAGCCAAGAAACTCGGTCCTGCCTTGAAGCGGAATGACTTCGATCTGGTCGAGAAACGCTACAACGGCGGCGGCCTTAAGGGCGCTTATGCCCGCAAGATGGAAGCTGCCTACGTCAAGCTTTCCAACGGGAAGTGGAAAGGCTGGAACCGCGAGGAAGCCAGCATTCATCACGAAACAGTCATCCCCCGCGCCAAGCCGAAAGCCGGTGTGAACCCCAAGCCGCTGACATCCAGCCGCACCGTTGGGGGGTCGGGTGTCGCAGCCGGTGGGGGCATTGCCTTGCTGGTCGAGCCTGTCCAGGACGCCATTGCCGTCATTGAGGGCCAGAAAGAGGCCCTGACGAGCGGCCAATGGTTCGCCATGGCCATGGGAGCCTTGACGATCTTTGGCGCGCTGGTCGCGCTCTATGCCCGTTGGGATGATGCTGGTCGCCCTGTACCCTGGGAGGACTGACATGATCAAGTCTCTCTTTCAAATGGGGCTCAACTGGCTCACCGGATCCACGTTGGACCGGATCCTTCAATCCGTTGACAACACGGTCGATAACGAGACCGATCGGCAGAAGATCCGGGCCGATGCCGTGACCTCCTATGTCAAGGAAGTTGCTGAACTGAAAGCCCAGGCGATGCAGACCCGGGTGTTCTGGTGGATCTGGGCCCTGTTTGCAGCGCCCCTGGGGCTCTGGTGGGCGGCCATCAATTTCGACAGCATATTCCACTTTTCCTGGAACGTGGCGGATCTCCCGCCCTCTGTGAAGCCCTACGCCGATCAGATTTTCACGGCCGTGTTTGGGTCGGGGGCCGCCGTGTCTTCCATTCAAGCGATTTCAGGCGCAATCCGCGGACGCAAGTAATTGGAGATACGCCCGATGACCCCAGAAGAACGGGATCGCCTGGCTCGCCTTGAAGCAAAAAACGAGGCGTTTCAGGACGAAATGCGGCGAGAGCTTGCTGACATCAGAGCTGACCAAAAGGCAACACGAAAGGAAATCGGAGAGCTATCGAAGAACTGGGCGAAAGCCGGTGGTGTCATGATTGCCCTGACGGCGATCGGCGCTGTGATCGGCTGGGCCACAACGAACATCAAAGCTTGGATGGGAGCCGGGCCATGAGCATGTTTTGGCATAGATGGGTCTTGAGGGACGGGGAGCTGATTGCTGCGATCCTGGGAGCGTTTCTGGTCGGTCTTGGGGCAATGCTTGGATATACGTTCGCCTCCACTGTTCAGGAGAACAAGACTTGGTTTTCAGCGGATATTCACATTCCAGATTTTGAAGCTGGAACCGATCCCGTTGTCCGGTATTTGCCAAAACCCCTGAAGGATAGCTACGGGGTTTGGTCCGTCGAATTTCAAAAACGGAACGGCTCCGGATGGGGCAAGCCTTTTTGTCCTGGTCATGGCCTTGCAGACTACTCGGTCAACGAGGAACGCTCCGGCCGCTTGAAAATGTCCGCATTTGCTGGAGAAAAATGCGAATTTGAGCCTGGCAGCAGCTATCGGGTGGTCGTCTTGTATGACCTCAGCATTCGCAATGGCGGGCCCGTCTCACGCTTTCGAGAGATCTCCAATACTTTCAGAGTCTACTGACAGAATGGAGGGAGCCATGGCTACCCAAACATTCAATCTCAATTCAAACGAGTTTGATGCCGCAATCCGCGTCACGATAGCTCGGATGCTCCTTGATCACATTCAGTCATAGCTGTGCCTGGACGAGGAGCAGTTTGCAAACTTTCTCACCAAAGAGGCCGACATGCTGCTGGAGGCGGCAATTGAAGGCGATGATCTTGAGAACGCAGAAACGGAAGGATCGGCGTGATGGTGATCGGTCTTGCAGGATACAAAGGATCCGGCAAAACGCTGGCCGCGCAGTACCTGTCAAATGAGCACGGGTTTCAGGTTCACAAATTTGCCGTTCCGGTCAAAGCCATCAAGAATCCGGCCGAGCCGGTTGTGGTGGAAGATGTCAGGTTTGAAAGCGAAGCCGCGATCATTCGCAAAATCGGCGGATGCGTTGTCTGGATTGATCGTCCAGGGGCTCAAGGCAATTCTGCCGGCGTGTCGGATGGCTTCGCTTTTGAGACAGACGCAACCATAGTGAACGACGGAATCCCGGAACAGTTGTACGGTAGGTTGTACGACTTGATCATCCGCTCGATGATCTGACATCGTTATAAATAGAATTGGCCCCGGCGCAGTGATGCGACCGGGGCCTTTTTTTGTGCCTAAAATCTAGCTAGGCAAGTCGGGGAGATCGTTGCGCTGATGGGGTTGTCTGACGGTAAACGGCCATCAGATCTAGAACTACATCCGGCGAAAGACTCAAGATTACCCTTCTGTTCTCGGTCTTTTGATCCTTACTTCTGCCGGTAAGGTAGGTGTTGGTCAAGGACGCTTCAAACCCACTCCCTTTTGACATAACTAAAAAGAACCTCCTCTTTGTCTTCGTGGCTGATTACAATTTAAAACGTATTTGTTTTAAAGATTATAGTGAAGACTGCTTACACGGCGAAGTGGTATCTTTTTTACCGATCGGTCGAAACTATGGTAATTTTTTCATAGATCCGGATCAGATTTGTCGAACGGACCGTCATGTCCTTGAGATAGCTATCCATTTCCACATCGGGTCTGGATTTGATCACCGACGATATAAAGCAGTCATGCAGATCTTCCGCTAATGAGCTGGCGAACCTTTCGCTTATTTTTACATCTGACGAACACTCGACCAGCCGATGATAGATCAGCCGCCCAGTGACGATCGCGGTTCGTTGGTACTCCTCGATGTACGGGGATCCCAGTCTCAGAGTGCAGGCCAGACCCTCATAGATCAGCTTGCGGACCTTTTTCATTTCCTTGATCGAGTCCGCATTGAACAAAGCAAGGTTTGCCTTCAGCGTAGCCTTCGGCCGTTTGACCTGTTCATAGTCGTTGAGCACTGTCTGCCGCCAATGCAGGTAGCATTCGGCACACACAGCGGCCATTGAGCCGAAGACATCCCTGAGATCCTGCAAAGGAACATCTGCCTGTTCAGACAACTGGCTGAGGGAAATTGTTGCCCCTGTCTTGATCACCAGTGGATAACACCGATTTAATACATCCAGCTTTCCAAGTGCCCGGCTGCGACCGACCAAAACGTCCATGCTGACATTTTCCGATTTTGCCAAGGCGTGGAGCTTGGACACTCCGAAGTCATTTGACCCACCGTCGAGAAACTTACGAAGTGTTGCTGGGTTTACCCCGGCATCCCTGCACCATTTTGCGATTTTCAGATCACGTTCCTGGATGAAAAACCGGATGTTGTGCCTTATTTCATCGCTCATATAAACTCCGCGGCTGAGTTCAGTTTCACGTTTGTTTCACGGCTCTTTCATGCCCGTATCCTCCTTATTTTCAGACTGCGCAATTGCGAAAAATCACCAGTTTTTAGCGCCACCAACCAGAGGCTGTTGAACGTAAATTTGGTTGTCGATCCCTCATGGTTGAACTTGTTTTCGGATCGGGAGCGCTGTGACCGTGAACAAAACCAGATTTTATGTGTGGGACTTTGTGTGGGACTTTTTGCCCGTGTGGGACTTTTTGTGGGACTTTTTCGCACTTTGTTCGCGTTTGTTCCAACCGGCTGGAGGCCATGAGAACAAAATAAGGCGAGGCAAAAAGTCTTTTATTATCAGGGGTTAGTGGCGGAGGGGGTGGGATTCGAACCCACGGAACGCTTGCACGCTCGACGGTTTTCAAGACCGTTGCAATCGACCACTCTGCCACCCCTCCGGCGCAGAGCAAAAGCCTAAAAGGCTCATGCGAGAGCACCCGTTTCTCCGGTCTTGCCTTCAAAGTCAAGCAGGGAAATCATAATTCAGGGTGATTGCCCACAAGACTGTCCATCGACTGCCATTGCCCGCGCGCCTTATGCCGGGCCGAAACACGCGTTCGTAAAACTGAGACAGTTTGGACCGTCCCGAGCGTTGATTGAAATGGCGGCCTGGATGGGGGGCTGTGAGGCAACCATCTAAAGACCAACACCCGGGAGGGTCGAAGGGGCCGCCGGTCCAGTGTCGTGGGCAGGGGTCGAACCGGCGGCCTTAAGCTGGAGGTGGGTCCAGCATTGCTTGTGACAGGGCGGTCACCAGCAATGAACACACCTTACGAGGCAGCCCGAATGCACGTTGTGATGTGTGTCACATCCTGTCCATTTGGCGATAAGTCTGAGCCCGTGACCTTTGAGCAACAACCTGTAGCACTTCAAGATCCACATAATTTTGGGCGCCTTTGCAGGCACTTAGGGTTCGCGGCTTTGCTTTTCCGTCAAACGAACCGGTGGAAAGGTTCCTCCGGCGTGCGTTCAGCGTTATTGCAGGGTCGACGGGCGGTTTACTTTGAAGTAAGACGTTTGCCGTTACATGGCGTGTGGTTAGGGATGCATCGCGGGGGCAGTGCGTCTAAAATTCCGGCAAGTTGCCGGGCACACCTTTGAAACCGGTTGCCGGACGGCCGGATCAATAGTCGCGTGAGCTCAGGGGCTGCCAGCGCGTTGTGAGTAGGATGGCGGGATGCATGGGATCGGCGGGCAGACTTGGCGCTCGGATGACAAGTCTATCGAAGACACTGGCATTGTTTCTTCACGAAATGACCGAACAGGTTCTGTGATGCGGCAAGTGCGCACCATTTTGATGGTTGCAGCCGCCGCCGGATTTGTCGCCGCCTGCGGATCCGCGCCACAAGAAAAAGCGAAATTCAGCCCGAAAAAGTATGGCGTCAAAGGCAGCCCGAAAGTGGTTGCCGCCGGAAAGCCTGTTCCCAAAGGTGGTGGCCGTTACGTCGTCGGCAAGAAATACAAGATTGCCGGCAAATGGTATTACCCGAAACACGAGCCGAACTATAAAAATGTTGGGCTGGCATCCTGGTACGGGCCGACCTTCCATGGCCGTAAAACCGCGAACGGTGAGGTCTTTGACCGCAACGCACTGACAGCTGCGCACACCACCATGCCGCTGCCATCCTACGCCCGTGTCACCAACATGAACAACGGCCGGTCCATGATTGTACGGGTCAACGATCGTGGTCCATTCCATGGCAACCGCATCATCGATCTGTCTGAGCGGGTTGCGAACATGCTGGACACCAAAAGTGCCGGTGTTGCCAAGGTCAAGGTCGAGTATGTTGGCCGCGCGCCGCTTCATGGTCAGGATGAAACCTACTTGATGGCGTCGTATAACGGTCCAGGCGCTGTTCAGCCCGGCACCAGCCGTCCGGGCACTTTGATTGCCCAAAATGCTCCGCGCCTTGTTGTTGGGCCGACACAAGCGCCACCACCGCGGCCATACAGGCCGTCTGCAACGCTTGCGTCCGTGGCAACACCTGGAACCACGATTGCAGCCGCGTTTGATCCGGCAATCGCTTTCGAAGCGGGCTCCAGCAATGTCCAGGTGGCCGCCAACAACCGATTTGAGCCGCAACCGGCAGCTTATGCGCCGGAAAGCGGCGTGCTTGGCACGTTGACCGTACCGGCTGAGCAGGGTCTGACCCCAGGCAGTGCAATCTCTTCCTACATGGCGAACCGGCGTGTGTCGGATGCTCATGAGATGCTCTCCTTTGCCTCCGGGTCCGGTTTGTCCTTGAAATTGCTTGCTCGCCAGGCAGCTCTTGATTGA